GGCCAGCACCGCCGCCGCACCAATTACCAGCAACAAGAAAGCCTCCGACTTTTGTCGTCGTGTTCACCGTCGTCGTGACAAGCCCGGAGGTGCCAGAATTTTGAACAAAACTGGCTACCGGGAACTTGCTCGACAGCAGGCTGTCGTCAACGGTGAAAGTCAGCACCCTAGGGCTGGTAAAAAGAGTTGCAGAGTAGGTCAGCGAAAACGCAACACTGGTCGTTCCCGAGCTGACGGGGGCAGAGACAAACTCAACGCAATTGATATTGGTGCAAGACGAGCTGAGCGCAGTTAGCTGATCGAACGCCTGTCCGTTGATCGTCCCACTGACGGGCGTAGTTGCCGACGAACCGCCTAGCACGGCAATGATGACGCGCCGCGTAGCGATATATGATGGGTTTCCGATATCAACCGTCGCCGTGACCGTGTTGGTCGTTGAACTCCCTGCAAAAGAGCCGACATAAGACACAGTCGGCGGCGCGGAACCCCCAGCCTTCCCTGCTCCAAGCAGCGACATCTGGCCCGCGACCGCAGGCGCAATAGCCAACCAAAGCGAGAGCAGGACTGCGAGCGCGCGCATGACCACCTCAGAACTGCTGGTAGCTGACGGAGCCGGACATCTGCACCGCGGCCGACGTGGTGACGCAGAGCGCATTGCCAGAGGGCACCTTGAGGATCGTGCCGATGCCGGACCCCTTGGAGATGCCTGCCTGGGCCGTAAGATTGTACGGGCCGGTCAGCGACGTGGTTCCCGTACCGCAGTTTACGCCGGTGCCATAGACGAAGGTGATGTTTCCTGTTCCACCAGCAATTACGTCATACGATGTGACATAAATTACAGTTGAGCCAGATAAAGCTACTAATTGAGTAGTAGTAGCAGTAGATACGTTAATAGCTACTGAAGAATTATTAAGAGGGGTAGAAGCCTGCGTATTTAAAAATTTAATTAACGCTGTAATATCGCAAGTACCAGTAGCACTACCGCATACCGAACTAGCAGTAGTACCAAGGGCAGTATTGATATTAGTTTCTTGCGTTATCTGACTAGTTTGATTAGCCGCTGTAGCTAATGTAGCAGAACTAACAGGTTGAGTTACCGCTGATCCATCTACCTTAATCGCACCGCCAGCACTAACGTTAGCACATTGCGAAGGAGTGACATAATCGCAAATTAATTGCTGAGCGTAATGAACTGTACCACCTACAACGATAGAGCCGAATGCTGTACCAGCCCCCTGTGTCATATTGTAGTTGCCAACCGCTACAGCACCACAAAGCCCCAATAAAGCAACTAATGATAAATAAAACTTTTTAAACATATTACATCCCCAACATAGGTATAGGACAACCCTCTGATGCATCTATAGTACCTGTGCAACCACCGCCACCGCCACCATTACCAGCGGCTTGACCAACATGTAAAAGCAACATGCTACTAGTCGCCCAAGCTGCGCTCATACCCAAAATGATAAGGAAGGCTGCTAAAAAGACTTTCATTTGATATGTACATTCACAATGAATTGGTTAGCAGCAGGAGCACCAGTGTCATTATCAGCAATACCAGTAGTAATGCACATAACAATTCCGTTGGCGTAAGCATCACCGTTAATGTTGGAAACATTAAAACCCCCGCCAGAGGAGCTAGCACCATAAGGGATCATGTAACGAGCTTGTGGCGTTCCAGACCCACAAGTAGCAGTAGACGCATTGTAGAGCTTAATGTATGCGAGCGACGCACCATTATTGAATGCATCAACTGAATAAACAGTACCAGCAGTAGCTTTTAAAACTACAGCAGTTGTATTGTTTACTGAAATGTTAGACTTAACTTGAATTTTGGCATCAGCGAGGAATGCATTTTGAGCATGTGCAAAGCTTGATAGCAGCACCAAACTCAAAGCTAATAAAATCTTTTTCATCTTAATTCCTAAAAAAGTGCCGGACCCTTTCAGGCCCGGCAGTCTAGGGAGGTTACGCGGACAGATTTCTATACCAAGTAGCGGCACCAGCAGCTGTAACTTTGATACACTTGTAGACGGCATTCTTACTAGCGGTCTGAGCTAAAACAGCATCTTGCGCGCTAGGAAAAATGGTATCACCGGGGAAAGGAAACACACCTAAGTTATTAGCACTAAGGTTAGCAATATAAATTTCTAACCCCGGATAACCCTCAGGAAGTGTAACAGCATCGTTAGCGTTAGCTGTGGTAACAGCAGCAGCGGCGGAAGTAATTTTAGTACCGCCTGCCTGCGTCTGAATAGTAGACGCTGTTACGGTCTGAATTGAGAAAAGTTGGTTATTAATGGCGTTAGCCCAACTTCCCGGTAACAATTGTCTACTGGCTAAAAAGTTAACTAGAGCTTCAGTAGCAGATGATAAGGGCATGATCAGTAATCCTTTCTTTTAAGTGTGGGGATTACTGAGTGCGAAACCAAACGCCAGCAGTTGCGCTTGTCTTGCTGTAGATATACTCAGTACAAGACGCGGCACCAGTAACAACCGGAACTAGCATAGCAGTTTGAACAGCAGGGTTAAAGGTATTACCAGTACCACCACCAAGGGTAAGCGCGGTAACAATCTGAGTGCTGCAAAGCCCGATACGCTGGCCATTGTACGGGGTAGTAGCAGAAGCAGCGGGAAGGTTAACAGTTAAAGCAGCGATAGTACCAGCCGGATTAACAATTAACTGACGTGTCTGCGCATCAACAGTGAGGGTAGCACCAGTCAGAGGAGCTTGAACGTCAAGCTTACCGCCGCCCATAGCAGTAAGAGGCATATTGACAGTAGCTGGAACCTGACCAGACGGCAGATGAGTATCAGACAGAACGGTTTCCGCACCAGTTACAGCAGTAGGACCAGCCGGGGCATAAGCATTACAAACACCACCATTACCATAACGAATGCACTGCGTATCAGCAGGAATACCAACCGTGGGGAAGCCCGCGCCCTGACCACCAGAACCGCCAGTCTGCGCAAAAGAACCGCTAACCGATAAGACTAACGCAAATAAACCAAGTCCAACTTTCTTTAACATATCCTAGCTCCTTAGTTTTCCGCACTATTGCGAAACTTTGTTAAACCAAAATCATCCAGCCTTTACCAATTTTAAACTAATCGGCAACGGTGTTTTATCATTCATGATTTCAGATTTAACATTCGGAGCTTGGTCAATCACTGTAGGTTTCTTATCAACAGGACGTACCAAAACTATTTTCAATTCATTATTCGTATTAAAAGTTTTAGTAGAATTATCAATCTCAACTTTGCCTGTATACTGCATAATTTCAGCATACAACTTAAAAGCAGCGATACGGTCAGTAGCTTTGATGGTAGGCCGCTCTACCCCGTCAATGTTGACCTTTTCGCCCTCAGCCAACGTGAGCACTCTAGCGGCGAGTTGTTCCCTGTCAAGAGGCGGAACCGATGCTTGTAAAGTTTTTAAATACACATCACGCGAGGCGAGTACTACAGGATCACTCAGCCAATTGAATGATGCCCACACTGCTTTATCATTCTCGCCTAAAACTGTCTTGGCTGCTTCAAACGGATTTGAGCCTTTGGCTAATTCTACGCCATAAAGCTTTTTTAAATTTTCATCGTTTTGAAAGCTAGTATCTATTGCTACAGCTTGACTAGCAATGGCACCAGACGCCCAAGGCGATACCTCAGGCTTAGGGGTAACATCGAAATGAAAATTGCTGGCCCAACTCATAAGCAACACATAGCACAGATTTTAAAAAGGAAAAGGCCCCTCCACCGCGAATGAAGGGGCCTTGTGGGATACTGCTTTTGCATCTGCGAGCCGCAGAACTAGAACAAGTCTAGCGCATTGCTATTTATCCAATCCCCTTAGCAATACCTACTAGGGTAGGTTAATCAGACCATACAAAGAAAAAAGGCTCCCGTCAAGGAGCCTTTTAACCCGTCGCTTTACTTTTTTCCTCTTACATAGGCTAGTGCTTTTAGTAAACCTTCTTCATTATCGCCAAATACACCCAACGATCTATTGTGAGTTATGCAAAGCAATCCTCTAATTCTACCAGTTTCATGACAATGATCTACACACAATACTCCGTATCTTTCTTGATCTGGTGTTCTATCACAGAAAAAACAATGACCGTCCTGTAGCCAAAGCATTTCTTTATATTTTTCAATAGTCATTCCATACTTCATCTTTAGCTGATGTTTTCTAGCACGCTCTTTTGCATACTCAGGATTTTCAGGGTTTTCTTTTTTCCATTGTTTCAAATATTTATTTTTCCTATCTCTATTTTTAGCATACCATTTTTTAAAATTAAGTCTTTTCTGCTCAGCTAGACTTAATTCAGATTTAACTTTTACAGGAAATTTAGCGTTTTTGACAATTTCATGAGGCATTGAGGCTAATCTCATTCATAAAAATAGGGCTCCCCTGAGAAAGCCCTATTTTAACATTAAGCGGGAGTACATCCGTCCTGCTTTGATGACGCCCATATACACTATCCCAAACGGATTACAAGTGCTCCATCTGCATCAGCTTCATCATTTTCGCTTATTTTGTCACCTTTCACTACTACCTTTACGGCAAAATTTGGGCCAATAAGCTTAGGACGGAAACCAGAGCTAACGGTCATACGCGGCGTATCACCATCTAACTTGACAGTACCATCATCGTTCCGCTGCTTTTTGTTAATGCAAACATCTTCCATAATGTCGTCGCCATTTTCATCGCGCTCTACCTCAGAATTTTGCTTGCGATACTGATCAACCTGCTTAAACACAGTGGCCATCAGCTTATCAATGGTGCTGTGCTCTTCAACAGGAATAAACATGCCTTGACCAAATTCTAAATCCCCAAACGGATATTTGCTATCAATGTGGGTAGCTTCAGGAATATGGCCATTTATTTTCATACTGGCTTTGTCAATGATACGATACTCGCCAACCTCAGCCTTAGCGTCCCCTTGTGGCTGGCTAGTCGGATACATTGATACGGTTGGAGCAGCTACTTGGCTTTCATCCCTGCCACCTTCACCAGTACCGGGACCACCAGCCCCCTTGATCATGGCATGGTCAACTGCATCCGGGTTAGGATGCTCAGGGCCGGGCTGTGCTGCGTTAGGCTTGTTGCCGGGATCAGATGTAGGCTCAGCAGGCCAAGTCTGCTGTGGAGCTTTGCTAGCCATCGGGAAGCGCCTTTCGTGAGAGGGTCAGAGAAGGCGCAACGCTGGCGAGGAACAAAGGTTCCTTTAAGAATTAAAAGGTTGGGAAGGGGTAGGAATCGAACCTACCATAACCAAATTGGGATCGAACCAATTAGCAGTAATGTTTTTACTGCCCACTACCAGTGCCTTCCCATATGGTGCCCCTATCCTGACTTGAACAGAATTAAATCGCTTACAAGGCGATTGCATCACCATAAATGCTTTAAGGGCTAGTTAATGGTGCGCTCTATCGGGATCGAACCGATACGGCATAAAGCCAACGGATTTTAAGTCCGTACTGTCTACCAATTCCAGCAAGAGCGCATTAACTTAATTCATATTCTCTTTTGTCCGTTGCAATTCATGCAACTTTTTATCGTTTTGCTCAATGACGTTTCCTAGCATTTGGTGAAACGTCTTTAAAAAATCGTAAGTCAATGCCACACTAGCAACTATGATGACGCCATTAGCACCACTCTCCCTAAATTCTATGATAGGAATTTCATTCATATGCAGATTTACATTGTTGCTGTATACGCTCATTTCTTTACCTCAAATACTTCGCCAGTGTCAGAATTAATGCAAAACATAGCAATTTTACTTGAGCTAGGCTCTAGTAGTTTCAAGGCTGCTGCTTTACAAGCCAAGTCAGTTTTCATTGGGATTGTTTGTAATCTAGGGTCCGCTGTCAGTGTCCCCACAACTATAACTATTAGTAGGGTCCAACTCATTCCTTCACCTTCAACGTTCCCTTAATTGAATTAAAGTACTTACCAGCACTGGTAGCATTGATCAGGTTATCATAAGTACCCTTGTCAACGTCCTCATAAACGTAGTCTTTGCCATTAGCAAAAGTTACAGTAAGCTCCTTGCTTTCATCGTCAAACTCGCATGAATTGAGCATTGAGCTTTGCATAAAGTAAAATTTGTGTTTCATTCTCTCATTCTCCCTTTTTAATTTCCGCTTCAGCGTCTACTAGTTTAACATTTTAATATTAGAGTAGTCAAGATTTTTCTTAACCCACTTAGCTTCAGACATATTTTTTCTTTGCTCAGCAGTTATAATTTTTCCTTTCTGAGCTTCGCTAATTTTACGTTTAGTTTCCTCTGACACTGGCCTACCAGTTAAAGCAGCTACTACTTTAGCTTTAGCTTGCTCAGATAATTTCTTCCCCGTATGCGAAGCAGACATTTTAGCTCTAACGTGGTCAGGCGTAAATTGCTTAGCTGCTTTCATATTAGCTCTAACTTCAGCAGACCTAACTTTGCCAACATTACTAGTTTTTATTTTTAATTTTGTTTCTTCTGAATGACTTTTACCTAAAGTCGGAGGCACTTGATTAGCTCTTTTTTCTTTAATAACTTTTATTGTTTCTTCAGAATGTCCCAAACGATAGCCTTCAAATCCACCAATAGCTCTATTCCAGCCTATTCCCGGCTTAGGACGCAATTGAAGTTCTAAAGCCATGCATTGTTCTAAAGAGCCATAAAATATCACTTTAGTTTTAAAATTACCAAATTTGGCTTTATGCTGATAAAACCTGACAGTTGTATTTTTGGTTATACCGATATAACCATCAGTAAAAATATTATCAGTTTCATTTTCGTAAAGCCAGTAAACTTTTATCATACGTTACCTTCAGCGTCAGTCATAGCCATTGTTTCAACAGAACAATGATTAGAATAAGCCCAATAGCTAATACGTCCTAACCATTTTCTATCGTCATAACTACTGTAGTTTATTGTTTTTTCTATAACAACTTTTTCATCTTCCCTCAATGAATAAACTAAAACTAAAATGGGAAGATTGCGTTGAACAGGTGCGTTTTCCGCACCATCTTTATATTCTACCATTTGTTACCATTCCATTTTAAATTTAATCATTAAAAAGGGGCTAGCCAATTGCTAGCTAGCCCCTCAGTGGTGATGCAAATTAATACGTGATATAATTAGTATTACACTTACACAGTACGCGCAACCAACGCACCGTCAGCCGGTGCAGTCCAATTGCCATAAGTCTGACCACCAACCACCGGACGAATGGTAAACTTGCGGTTATACTTCTTCACCGGCAACTGTACGGTTTCCTGCTTCTTGGAACCATCCTCATTAAGAACAGCCTTCTTGGTCTGCTTATCGCGGACAGCACGGGTAATGGTACGCATCTCGCCAGTAGGCTCACTGTACTTGTCATTCTGAGCAGAGACAGTGCTACCCAATGCCTTTACGGCATCACCCTTAGCATGATCGCTGTTGGGCGAAAAGAACATACCGCCCACTTCAAGATCAGCAAACGGATACTTGGTAGGAGCACCCGAACCAGAGCTATTACCACGCTTCTTAGCCGGGGGCAGAACAGCACCAGTAACAATTACCGCGTGAGTACCACCAGACGGCTTAGCCTGTTCTGTGGAGCCACCAGCAGCAACCTTAGCCTTACCAGCTTCAGTAGCACGGGCAAGCACCTGACCAGCATCATTCTTAACTTCAATATTCACTTCAATCAAACCAGCATCAACCAACGGCTTAGCCTCAACTGAAACGTAAGACTGTACGCCAGCAGCATCATTAGCAACAATCTCAGCAAGCAACTTATCCATTATACTATTTCCTTGTTTGAATTGGCGGATTATTCCGCGCTGTTTTCAATAACGATATTTATAGGCTTTGGTTTCTCAGCGTCAAGCACTTTTTTAACAGGATCAGGAAAATTTCCCGGACAAGCTTCTAGCAGTTGATCGCCCTCAGCAGAACAAACACGGCAATACTCAACTGACTTGTAGCCGTCTTTGTAAATGCCATGTTTGTGAATGCGTGTCATGACTTTGCCACTTTTACAATAGCGTAACCAGCCATATCTAAAGCCTGTAATACGCCCACAATATCGCAAGTTTGACCACCGCCAATGTCAATAGCATTTACGATAGCTCTAAAATCAGCATGATCGCTGGGACTGTCCCAGTATCTAGCTAACACCATTTTCGATGCAAAAGGCTCAATGTCACGTTCTAAGTCAATCACGACTTTGCCTCATTGTCATTTTGAGCAATATAGTACACAGGCTCAGGCAAGCCTACCGCAATCAGCTTGTTCCCGAATGCCATGACAGGTTCAAGCTCAAACTCTTGAACAAATTTAAACGCGCTAAGCGTCCTTATCGACCAAAGGTCCATCTGCTTCCCCATAGGGATATCTCCTCTTTAGCTCATTAATTTCTAAATTGGCTTCCAATGGCGTAAGACTATGCTTAGCTAGTGTGGGAATAGGTTTACCGTCCCTTGTCATATCCTCAGCCCAAATTTGAGCTTCAGGACCGCGCAAGCCTTGAATGTATACTAGGTATTTCATTTGTCACTTTCCTCAAAATACTGTGCCAAAGCTTCATTAAACTCAGGATAAGGCTCAGCAGCCATTATTTCTAAAACTTTAGAATAGATAAAGTCTATCAAAGTTTTCATGATAGCTTCACATTGTTCATCGCTCATTTCATCTTATCCCCACAATACGCTCAGCACACAATAAACGATTGCCAAGCAGCTAAAAATTGCAAACCCTTTGATACCTTCTTGAAGTATTACGATTACATCCATTGCTAGTCTCCTTTGTTTGTGGGCAGGAGACTAGCAGGAAGGTGTTACTTAATCGTAAAAGCTAGGTTTCTTTCCTTCAAGCAAGGCAGTAGCTTCAGCATTGATACAAACCATAGAAGCTCTTAGAAATTGAGCATCATCCTTTTTATGATTAGGAATTAAACTCGTTCGCTGAATAGTAGACATGGCAAATTCTAATCGCTTAATCCGTTCATTCAATTCTTCTAGTTCTGCTGTCATTCTCTCATTCCTTATTTAAAGCGGGAGTGCCGGTCTTAGGAATGTACATCCTATCCTTGGCACTCCCTACCCCGCGCGGGGATTAGTAATCAATTATTTCCATCAATTCGCGCCACTCATCCTCATCAACGGACATAGTAACCATCTTTTCGGTATCGTCAATCCGTTCCTCAGCAAATGCGCGTTCAATCATCAGCTTCATAAACTTCTTCAGATTGGCTTTAGGAGCCTTGGAGGGAGTGGAACCACCTTCCGTATCCTTTGGCAGCGCGCGTGTCCTACCGCTCTCCTGAGCCACCTTGACAGCCCCATTAAGTTCTAAAATGGTTTCGTCAATGTTGCTCTTATGCTTCTTGTAGGTCTGAAGCACCATATTGGCTGACGCCTTGCCTTCAATGATGTACTTTTGAAGGATCACAGGCAACGTATTAAGTTCAAGCAACTGGCTCACGCGACCACCTGAGATACCAGCCTTTGCGGCAATATCCTTTTGGGGCCAGCCAAGGTCAACAAGACGCTTGAACACCTTGGCTTGTTCCAGACTGGTTAGCGGCTTGCCAGCATTGTGAACAATCTGGCTGAAAATACGGTCAGCTTCATTGCTAAACCTATCCTCCACCATCACCGGAACAGTCTTGATTTCCACACCCTGTTCAATAAGGTGCATCACAGCCTGCAATCGGCAGTGGCCATCAGTCACATAAACGATATCATTTTCCATATAGCAAACGAGAGGCTTTTTAACACCAACCTCTTTTATGGAAGCAGCAAGCTCAGCCACATGACTTGCGTTCTGAGGGTCATTCGCTTCGCGGCTGTTCCAACCTTCCTTGATCTGAATGATTTGGGGATCAAGTCGGTAAAGGTCGCTTCTACCGCTAGCCACATCTTTAATCGCCATTTTCCATTCTCCATTTGAATTGTTTCAGTAGTGACACTATGGACGGTTAGGCCCATAGTGTCAACTTTAATTATTAAAATTCTTTAGAATATTGTGGGGCTGATTTCACATAGTCTTGACCACAAATTCTACAATTATGAGTTTCTTTATTTGAGCAATCAAAATGAGGAGCTATGACTACAGAATGCCCGCACTCTAAATTGATAGCTGTACCAGAAGGCGACCAAATATTACTGACAACTTTACGAGAAGGTGCATGTTTGCTAGCAAGTAAAGCTAAACGAGCGGGATGCATAAGCCGTACTCCTCAGTTGGTGTACAGCCTATTTATACGGTTGATTTGGTACTGTCAATAGGTATCAGACTTTAATTTCTAAATACTTTACCAAAATTACCCATGCTTCTTCCCAAGTATAGCATACGGCACAGTAATAGCCCATTTGCTTAGCATACGCACCAAATTCAAGCTGATCTTTGCTCAAACCCCCGTCTTTATGCGTTCTGCGCTCAGGCTTCTTCATTTCAATGTATAAACCAGCGTATTGTACCGCCCATTCAGTGTGAATAGGCATAGGTAAAAATATATCCCATACACCACCGCGAGTACCAGTAGCTACCAGCTTACTAGCTTCTGCGATATGCCTTTGACCACCATTCGGGATGGCATGTAACCATTTAAGCTGTGGGTATTTGCCCACACTCTCAGCGGCTTTGCAGAATAAAGCAGCTTGATGCCCGTCCTCAGTACCGCTTTTAGCCAAGTCCTCAGGTGTAATTTTCTTCCCCTGCTTAGGCTTGCTTGGCTCTAGCTTTGGTGGATTGCCCCATGTCATTTCTTTACATCCATTCCAAACATAAACGCTCCAATACAGCCCAAAACAAAAGGAAACAAAAGTCTGAAATCATTAGTACTAGCCAATATGATGCCTAAGCTAGCTCCTCCTGTTCCTGCAAAAAAGTATTTCATCCAAACACCCATTGAAAAACATCAACACAAAACTTAATCCACAGCAAGCAAATAGCTAGAGCAATTGCAGCTACGTAGTTTGTTTCTCGTTTGTATGTCCTCATTCCCTTTTCCCTCCGATTTCAGTACTACCCGTAATCATACGCAACAATTCCAACTTAAGCAAATCGACAGCCGTATTCATTTCGTTGATATCGGCAGTGCTAATAGCCAAATGCGTTTCAGGTACTTTACCCTTAGTTACCATCAACACTACCATAGAGCTTAGCTCTCCATCAAAATTAGCAATTGTAGCGTGCTTTAGGACTTCTTCTAGGAGGTGATCAGTCATGAAAAATTACCATTATTCCAACAGCAAATGCAGCAATATTCATAACCAATCCTACAAATCCACAACTAACATTCCCATTACAAGCTTTCCACAACGGATTTACTTCATTAGGAAATCTAGTCTCAATCAAGTAAGAAGCGATCATACTGTCAGCTAAGCCAAACCAGACTACAACAAAAGACACACACAAAAATATCATTACAAAGCGTTTTATCATTCTCTCATTCCTTTCAATCAAATTGCGTTAGCCGCTATCCTTCTACCTGCCCCGCATTGACGCCTCAGGTGTATCAGACAAGTTAAGCTCTATTAGCTCTAGCAGGATAGCTATTTTGTGTACGGTGAAATTCGGACACGTATTGACCCTAACGCTGGCCATTTACAGGAGGACGATACACCTATTGGAAATCACTAACCGAATATGCCAGCCATAGCACAGTAATGCAACAGAAAATTAGACCAACAAACAAAGCAATGTCTGTTTTATTAATTTTAAAATTTTTCATCGCTTCAACACCTTATACTTGACTGTCATAACAGGAATGAACACCAATAGGATAGGCGTTAGGACTAGAAAGGCTAGGACTTCATCACGCCATTTTATTTCCCATCCTCCCTAGCCATACTCTCAAAGATATCCTGTATAGTCTGTTCATCACATTCTAATTCATCAGCCAATGCGCCTCGTACTTCAGCATATAGCTTCTGATGCTGAATGCGAAACTTACCCATTGGTATAGCCAGCAGTTCTAGATAGAAATCAGCTAAGACTTGCTTACGGTTTCTCATTTTAGCGTCTCCCATCATTAGGATATTCTAAACGCAAATAAATCCATCTAATGTAAATCCACTGAATAACTTGCATGAAGCCAATAAAAAGTAAAGCTACATCTGAATTTGATAAAGTCATTTCAGCCTCACATGAATGCGGTAAAGAAGAGTAGCAAACGTTCTAGTACGCTCAGCTTTATCCCTATTCTCCCATTTCATACCATATGCTATTCTACCATTTCTATCAAGATAAACATTAATCCAATATTCTTTCATTCCACATTCTCCCCACACTTCACACAATAAGGCACATAAGCATCCGCACCAAATCTGATTTTCCATCCCTTCTCACTAGCATAGTTATTCAATGCAGCAAAGCTTTTTGTTTGAGGGTCTAGGATTGCTCCACAGCCGCATTCATAATAGATGGTCGCATTGGGATTGGTGTAGGGATCGTGAGTAGGTTTTAAATTATTATGCTTTTCGTCTATAAACGGCATACGCTCTACATCAATTTCTGTATCCCAACTGTTTCCCCAACCCATCTTCTATCTCCATGTGTTTCGTTTGCTAAAGTTACCATACCTCCACACAAACATAAACAATAATACAAATAATACCAATGCCACAAGCCAATAGCCACCGACCAATGCCAGCAACACTGGCAAAAATATTAGCAATACAATTCCTAAAGCCATGTTGTTATTTAGCATAGTTCTATCTCATTATTTACAAAATACATATTACGCATACCCATATGCATACTAGAGCCACCAAACGCAGACATAAGCTCCCACAATGGCATTTCTAATTCTGTCCTAGTAACACCGTGCAAACCTCTCCATCTAGCTTTACCAACATCAGTCAGCTTTACCTTGACCATATCATTAATGTTCATCACACATCCTTTACATTCTGAAGCTTGTTGCGTATTGCCTCAATCTCTCCCTTGCGAGCAAATTCCTTTAATTCATCATATTCAACAGCAATCCTGATAGCATGGATTAGGATTAGGATTTCCTTAGCTGTCCAATTGATTTGGGGCATTATTTTTGCTCTTGCGATGGTTGGGCAAGAGCGGGAGACCGCTTCCTGTTTTCGAGTATCATCATCGCTTGCGTTAGGTCGCGCTCCATTTGAGCGGTAATGTTGACGCTGTACTCGGCATCGCGCGGCGCATCAAAATTCTGCGCAACCTTTTCGTCATAGGTCTGTCGGTCCAACTCGCCATGAAGCGGGTTAAGCAAATCTAGCAGCGTTTGGATTGTATCGGCATCCTCGATCCCTGCGGAAGACCGAGCGGCAAAAGCGGTATCGGCGTATTTGCGAAGCGCGGCGGCGGCTAACTTTGCCGAACCGATTGGAAGCCTCCGACCGGCGCGACCTACAGTCTCTATTGCAGCGGCGTCTTCAAACGCCTCCGCTATACGCAGGCATTTATCCACGCTCACAGGAGAACACCTGATATCATCATTCTCATTTTTATCTTCCATTTACTTTCTCCAAGGTGGCGAATTGATTACCAAATGTAACATAATGCTTAATCCTAAAACCCTAACATAATTGCTATCCATCCTCAAAAGGTCACAGCATTGCCTCTACTTCTGCCACAGTTTCCTTAACAAAGAAATAATGCTCATCCTGTGTATTAATGTGGGTATCTCGCCCTTCTTTTGACCTCTTAATACTCAAAATGTAGGCAACGTTGATAAGTACTGTTTCAGTCTTACCATTGGTGTACTGTTCTGTTAGCTTAATAAATTTAGGCATTATTCTCTGCTCCTATCTTCTAATTCACCTTCAATGCGCTCTAAGTCATCAGGATTGATGCACTTATACATTGGACACAAACGCTTAGCATTCTCGTTATGATATTGCAAAGCATATCCTGTAGTAAACATCTTTTTGCAACGTTCACATTTTAAAATTTTAGTTCTGTGGCTAAATGTAGTTTTCATTTTAAATATCGCCTATTGTCTAAAACAATTTGTCTAATAGCTTGCGCTGTAGCTGGTAAATTTTGATTATCAAAATCAACAGCTAAATTTTCTGCTGTTTCAAACTAATGAGCTACCCACAATTCGTAATTTGCGGCTTTAGGGGCAGGACCACTATAGCTATTAATAGCCTTTTGATGGATCATACCATAAAGTATACTAGACATCACAATCCCTCTCCAAATAGCGCCCTCAACTGAGCCAACACACCTACTACCTTTTTCTTCCTAAGATAGACCAACACACCAGCTAAAGCTACAGTTTCTTCAGGGCTAAGCTGAATACCTATGCGATTGTTTAAGGCTACTTCAATTCTATCTGTCAATCTGAGCATTAGCCCTCTCCACATTAATCATTGTATACTTTCCCCATTGCACTGTACGTTGATTATTCTTAAACAGCGTAACAGCAACCTTGTTTGATGGCATACGAATAGACCGTATTGTGACAGCCTTAACCACTTCACCACTGCCCACAATATCACCGGGTTGAAGGTGCTGAGCTTGGACTTTGAGTTTAGCCATATCGCGCGCTCCTCAATTCGGCAGACGCCTTAGCCAACGCAGCATCAACTGCGTCCATGTTGCTATTCTTGGTATACAAATGCCACTTCCAAGCCTTGATATGCTCGTTAGGCTGCACACAAAAGAAAGCCTCCAACATAGCATCGAAGCTATTGGAGGCATTAGGGAATGTCATATTTGCTTGCATAACATCTGCTCCATTCGTTAACCGCAAATCAGACTTTAGACGTTTAAGTTAGGTTGTCAATCATTCTTTTCAAGAATAGGATTGCTATCCCAATGCCGCTCAACAGCATCCTTAGCTTCTTTCAAACCTTGACCAGTCAGAGTGCGATACTGCTTAATAGCTTCAATCTTTTGATGACCCTGAGCCATCAGGAACAGCAGCCTATCCAATTCATGATGATCAGCCTTACCCGGCACAATCTGCGGCTCAGGGTCAGGAATATCAATAATTTCATCAATAAGCTCAACGTCATCTTGTTTCAAGTTCAACGCATGAACGCGCTCAAGAAATCCAATCAATCGCGCAAACTTAATCTTATCAAGCTTAGCCATTTTTATTCTCCATTTGTTAAAATTAGTGGGCTAGCATAGCAGCCTTGGGGACAAATACTATGCTAGCCCTAACCTCTGTGCATCCTGAGCTTATTAGGTCAACGCTGTTAGGTTGATACCCTCATATCGTCAGTTTGTAACCTTCCTTACGGACTATCGCTCATTGCTGCACAGAGGTAATTAATCTAAATTCTACTATAACTGCGACAAAACACCACACGCTCTAGGATGCTCAGGGAAGCCCGCTGATGCGTTTAACGCTCAAGAGCCTCCCTGACCAGCCTTGCACCTAAACAAACGAACCAGCGTCCGCGCTAGCCTGACGGCGATAGGCCCTAACAGGCTTCTTAGCCGCTGTGGCTGGTGCAGTACCCATACGCAGCCTCATATAGTATGTCATGTATGGCACACCAGCAGCCATTGCTGCCAACTTGATTGACTTGTACTGCTTCTTCTTGGTTCCCATTGATACGGTTTTCATTTTCCCATTCTCCTGTTCATTTACCCATTCAATTGCATCAAATTCATTAGCAAAAGTCATCCAACGCTTGCGGCCAAGATAGCCAACAAAATTGCCCCAAACATTCCAGCGATAAGAACGCTTGCCCTTAGGCTCCTGCTCTTGCTTGATTTGAGGTAATTTCATTTTCCCATTCTCCTATTTGCTTATTCCTAGACGGATTAGTTTAGATTGTCAATCTTCAATTATTTTGCTTATCGCGCTAACTCTCTCGCACAAGTTAACCATAAGCGCTAGCTGGTAGCTATTAGGATCATCCAGCCAGAATTAATTTTTACTTCCTCTTAGCTGCAATAGCATTAGCAGCTTGGCGAGCATATTCGTGACAATTGCGATAGGAACGGATTGTAAATTCATCCTGCTCAGTTAAGGTTTCAATACCAAAATCCTTAGCAAGAATACAAACAACCACATAACGGTAAGTTTGAAGGTCAACCGCGTTAGCCATTTTCCGTCTCCATCGTTTCCCGATACATACATCCTAGACGTACAGTTGATTGCTGTCAACTGTTATTTTTAAAAAAAGTTAGGGGATTTTACCCCCTTTTATTATCCTGCTTTTCTTACTTCATCACCTTTAACAATATAAACCATGCGAACTAATTCAACAGCCATTTCTTTAGAAGAAGCATAAACTTCCCACTTAACTTTACCTTCAGGAGTATTAACGCGAACAATGTGGGGAACTCGATTCGGCTTACGAGACTTAGCAACAAACTTACGACCATTGCAATCAAAGCAAGTTCCACGATCATAGCGACCACGACCACCGCAGCGTCCGCATTCACAAAGAAACTTGCCCATCTGTCTATCTCCCGTTTGCCTATGATTAGAATATATACGGTTGATTTCAACCGTCAACAACTATTTTTAAATTTTTTACAATTATTTTGTATCGCACTGCACCACTACAAATTTCTCATTCCATTCAGCTATCGTATAACTCTCCTCAATCTCTACTGTCTCAATCTGATCATAAAGCCTGTTCCATTCTTCATCTGAGGGATAGAACAGGGATTTGCCATCAGTCAGACGGATTTGCTTAATGCGGCGTTTCATGTCAATATCCATTTGATAAGAGCAGCGACCTTTAGCAATTCAAATCCTACTGCAAATATGGCTAGCAACAAACTTACAATTATTATACTAATCACGATCAAATTATTTTTTGTTTCTACTTTCATGTTCACTCCATCAAAAATGTCTTACAATCACCATCACAATGCATATGCATATGATCTTTGCGACCTTGCAATCTAGCGTGCCAAAAGCCAGTACAATACGGGCATTTGGCTTTAGCTGCTTTAATCCCTTTCTTCTGCATATTGGACTTCATTACGCTCGCATGGCGCATTGTTCGTATTAGCTGTTGGGTGTTCATCATTTCTTCAAGCTCCTGATTTCCTCACTCAATCGAGTAGCCTTACCATCAGCTTCAGCTAGCTTAGCCGCATATTCTAATGCATCGTTTCCACCGTCCTTTAAACCTAAGTTATAAAGATCAGCTAAAAGCTTAGACATTTCCTCTGCTATTCGTTGCTCCTCATTCATATTCACCACCTCACAAATTATCCATGATCCAACTTCTAACTTCCTTACACTGTGCCTTGTTTAACAGTATGTAAGCTATCACTCGTTTCTTAGACTTAATCTCCACTGATAACCCATCTTCAAACTTTTCAAAATTGATAACCCTATCTTGCGCTGGATAGCTCAAACAAAGAACTTTCATGTACTACGCTTTCATATGATATGTGCCGCCGCACGGGAATACGCGCAATTTACTTTTTTAGTTTAAGAATAGAACACATCAACTTATTATTATTTTTAACTTTATTAGCCGCTGCTTCAATAGCAGCATTCCAAGTTATGATATCAAGATACTCCTCTCCATTCCAAATCCAATTTCTATTCAATGTACAATTTTCTATTTTATCTTTATTCATTTCTTCAACATCCTCATTTCATAAGCAGGACCATAGCTATCATATTTGTTAGCTACTTCTATGCATTTGTCAATAGCTGCGTTCCAATGACAATCTAAACATTCTTCATTTACTGTTTTGCCATGCTTGCACTTATCTATGCCCACACTATCGGCATCGTCCTGACCCCAAATGCAATCGGTATATGGTCCGCAAATGTGAGGCTGTATGCATTCATTAAATTTTTTACATTTAGTTTCAGTCATTCTCGTTACTCCTTCTTATCCTGACCATTTAGATAAGTCATCAGCCAGCCCATTACTTTTATCATTTCATCTTTGCTTAACATAAGCGTATTATGAGAAGCTTCTGTCTCATAGTAAATACCAATTCCTCCATCATTTCTCTTCTCTATATTTAAACTTCCGCCTATTGTTTTCATGTCTAAGTCGGTCATTTTTGTTTTCCTGTTTCTACTGCAATCCGGCTCTAAGCAGCCTAAAATTCCGTCTAGCTCGTAAGTCCTTGTTTTCTTTATATATCTAAATATCTAATATATCTAAGAGATAGTAAAAAGTGACTAATATAGGGGCTAGGGGGAGGGGGTAAGCCCGTTAGATTTTAGAGACGTTAGATTTTTCACTTTTTGCAATCTTTTCAAACACTTAGCCATTTTAGAGAGCCTTAGAGACGTTAGATTTTTGGAATTACTATAACAGCAAATCCATGTCATGAATGATGTAACATTTCTGGCTAGTACCAAAATCTTTAGCAAGCTGAGGTTTTGGCACTTCTCTAATACTATCCCTATCGCACAATGTTTGAAGAGTTTGATTGATAGCAACACTAGCTTTAACTCTACCATCATTGAATGTATTCAAGCCAGACAAACGACTACTGAAATAAGTGAGAGGAATAACGCCAGCTTTATGCATCTTTTCTGACTTAGAATATTTCTTAATGTAATCCCAATCTTTCTTATGATAATCATTTATCATTCTGATTACTTCCTTAACCTGCTTAGTTTCTCCTGTATGTTTACCAACTTCACCAGCCTCAAAACGAGATGACAAGCTGTTAATGTCATTAGTGACTAGAGCTAATGACCATTCAACATAACTAGGAAGAATAACAGGATTATAAGGATTTGTGCCAACTGCAATCAATGACGACAAACGCAACACTTTCATATGTGCTCTATTCCACAACTCAGCAATAACATCATCATGAGCAGAATTGATATTGTCAGTAGAAGTCTTGTCCAAATTATCCAACATCTTCTGCGCTAATTCATCAGTTTGAACATTCACAACTTTCTGAGCATGAATTGTAGTTTCGCAATGTGCAGCTAGTGACGCTAACTTTTCAATCAACTGAAAAGACGGTTGAACCAAATGAGAATTTTTATTTAAATATTCTCGCTGTCCGTTGTATTCAATGATAAGAAATCTTGGCAACAAACCAGCAGAAATCATGTCCTCGTTAAGAGCACCATAAAACAATTTGTGGGTACTCTCTCCAAGAATGGAAACAGCAGGAGACATTGTAGCAGTAGTGCTATCTTCTTTCTTAGAATAGATAGACGCTTTAACCGATTGCCCGTGGCCAGATTTGTTATACAAGTCTAACAAATTCTGATACAAAGCTTTATCAGCAGAGCTAGCGAAAGGACTACTGATCCTCTCAATGGTAATGCCAAACTCACCAAGCACAGATAAAAAACAATCAGACGTATGATTAAGATGCTTAATCAATGACTGGCCAGAATTGATAATGCCGGGACCAATAAAGCGGGCTGATGTAGGCACTTGCATACGAATGGCATTCATTAGCTTATCAATACCAGATGCGGCAGCTTCTTTTCCCCTCCCTGTTTTAGCTAATGTCAAAACATACATATTCAAACCAGTGCCAGATATGTTGTACGCCTTCCCACAAATACCAGCCATTAACCCAATAGCAGCAGCTAAAGAGATTTCCACAGCTTGTCTAGGTGAAGCATCATAAATAAATTGTGCGATTTCCCCCATTAAACCGGGAGGAGGTGTATATTTAAAAGATTTAGACTTGGAAGCGGCATTAGGGATCGAACCTAAATTCACAGCGTCAAAGGCTGTTGTATTACCATTATACGATACCGCCAAGTTGGTAGGGCTGGCAGGATTTGAACCTGCGACCAATCCGTTATGAGCGAATGGCTCTGACCGCTGAGCTACAGCCCCATTTAACTTTTCCACAATAGCATTGTGTAATCCATCAAAGTCAACAGGCAAAGGTTGATTATCGAAAGAACGATTAATCATTCTAAGCATGTAATCTTTACGCTTAACTTTATCACGCTTGCCTAAAGCTGAGCTATAGAAAATGCGCGAAATTTGAGCCAAGTTTTGCGTATAGAATGCAATCATATCAACTAAAGCAAAGTCTGCTTCAGATGGTCCTTGATCTAAAGGAATATGAGGAAATACTTCGCGCCAATTGCCTTCATACAATTTTGTAAACTTATCTCCATTGACAGCGTTCTTAGCTCTTTCAATGATCACATCATCTGTATATTCTTCTTTTCCATCGGTGACAATCGGCATAGTCATAGGAGCACCGCCCATTTGCTCCCAAAGCTGATTAAGCAATTCTTGCCGCTCAACAATAGGTTTATTATTGTACACGTTACCAGTCATTGTAAAAAATCGACCAGTAGAATACAGTTCTATCTTACTACGCCGTCTACCAGTGGGCACAGCACCTTTAACTATAATGTGTAAACCTCTGCCAGATGGGCTAATCTCAGAATAGCTATCAAATTCATTGAAAACCTTAAGTTGACGCTCAACTACAGAAGCGTCTCCTTCAGGTTCATCTAAATCAATTCCGGTATAATCACTGTTGGTAAAGACAAATCCTAAACCAGAGTAATTACCCATTTGCAATACATTAAAACAATCCTCAAATGAGGACCAATGGTTAGGCTCAGTAACGCTAGCTAGCTGTCCATTCAATTGATATGGACGCTTGGTAGGCTTTTTATCTAATCCATTAGGATATTCTAAACGCCACAATACCCAATTAGGCAGCAGACGCAATTCGGCTGGCAGGTTTGTATAGAGTGATGCTGACATGTGATGCTTAATTATTCTTTAGCTTGGCTTCAAGTTGAACCAACGCCAGATTTACTACGTCAGCTAGCGAAACGTTTATAGCCATAGGGCTATTCTGAATGAGTGAGTGAAGCTCACGCAATCTTTTAGCGTTAACACCAGTTAAGCTGATGTTTGCACGTTGCTCTTTAGAAATTTGATTATTTTGTGTCACGGGTGCCACACCTAGCCTTGATTTCCAGTTCCGTCAAGCCCCGTCACTTTACCGCTTGACAGGTAAAATCGCCCGTGTATGTTCAAGCCACTCAAAACCCCCTTGCGAGGGGGTCGCAACGCAGCTAAGGAGGCGTCCCATGCGGGCGGACACTTAAAGCGCCCACTAATACAAACCAACCATACGGTTTCAGTCCTAGCTAGGTTGCTGATCCCCCGGCAACCTAGCTTTAAAATTCTAATTAATATTAATGAAAGAATGTAGAATGGCGATATCAATTGAAGCTAAAATTGCAATACTATTAATTCACCGTGAAAATTTAGCCAAAGCAAGAGATTTTGAAGAATACCGTAAGCTTCACATTGCTTATGTTGATTGGCTTATTGATGATTTGACAGCAGATAAAATGAGTAATGATGCTGTTGAAAAATTTGCTAATAATACAACAAAGGAAACTGAATAATGGCTGATATTCGTGAAATCCTAGCTGCTCTATCTGATGACGATAGGGCTATGTACACTCAGCATCGCAATGAAATGCGGCGTAGCTATATGGTTGCCCACAATGAAACTGTTGGTACTAATAAGTGGGCCGAAACTGATGACCAGTTTCTAGACTACATTGATATCATGCTGGCATTGCTCTATGATCGTGCTGGCAGGCTTATGGCTACCAAGGATATCTTGGGAGACGATAAGAGCAAGATTGAAAAGGATATTGAAGCTGTGGAGAGTAATCTTAAGAAGATCAATGTTGCTACTAAGCATGATGGTTGGAGCAATGGAGTTACGAAGCAATGAATTGGAACAGCCCCTTTCCTGAAGAATGGCCGTCAAACAATCAGCCTCAACCTGACCCTATGCAATCCCTAAATCCTTGGGATAGCATGAATGAAGATGCTTTGCTTATGCTATGGTCTGATAAGAAAGCAGCAATTGAAAAAGCTAAAGCTGAAGAAATGGACTTGCGTAAGTATATTGTCGCAAGAGAGTTTCCCAAGAAGCAGGAAGGCACCAATACTAAAGAACTTGGCAATGGCTATCAGCTAAAGGCAGGTATTAAGTATAATTACAAGCTTGCTGATAATGATACTGTTGAAGGTTGCCTAAACACTATCGCAAAGCTTGGCAACCAAGGTACGTTTATTGCTGAGCGTCTTGTAAGTTGGACTCCTAACTTCTTGCTCACAGAATATCGGCAGTTGCAAGAGGAAGCTGAAAAGGGTAGTGAATTTGCTAAGCAGTGCTTAGATGAAATCAATAAGATGTTGACGATTACTGAGGCTGCTCCTACGTTAGAGATTAAGGAACCTAAGAAGGGGAAAAAGTAAATGCCAAATAATGATCAACTAACTAAATCAGAACGTTTAAGACTTGAATGTTTTGCGCAAGCTTGCAATAGCTCATTTACAATTAAGTCTGAAAGTAGACCAACGCTAAATCAATTATTTGATCATGCATTACAGATTGAAACATTTTTAAAACAATCTAATGAGCTAGCTTAATGGACATACGCGACCTAAAAGCAGCCGGTGAACATGCACAAAACTTTGGTGTCAAAGCCATCGTATTTGGTCCTGCTGGCACCGGCAAAACACCAATCCTGAATACAGCACCTAGGCCAGTTCTCCTAGCAACTGAAGCAGGATTGCTTTCTATGCGAGGGTCTAACATTCCAACGTATGAGGCTTACACTAGTCAGCGAGTGGATGAATTTTTTAAATGGTTTTTTAATTCTAGTGAAACCAAAAATTTTGATACGCTAGGTATTGACAGTGGTAGCCAGATTGCGGATATTTATTTGAACGCAGCGTTGCAAGGTACAAGCAAGCAAGGCAACAAAAAGCACGGGATGGCAGCCTACGGTGAAATGGCTACTAATACTATGGAGCATTTGAGGACGCTGTATTATACTCGTTACAAGCATGTTTACATGGTATGCAAAGAAGAAATTGCTGACGTAGATTACCAGTCATTACGCAGACCATACTTTCCCGGAAAAGTGTTGCCAATTGATGTACCTCATTTGTATGATTTTATTTTGCGATTGGCTAAGGCTAATGTACCGGGAGCAGGAGAGACACTAGCATTTCAATGTGTGGGCAATATGAACGTATTAGCTCGCAATCGAACCGGAAACCTTAATGAGTATGAGCCGCCTCATTTTGGCAATTTAGTTGATAAGGCTATGAACGCACCACCGATAGGATATTAGAACGATGGAAACTAAGACTTGCTCAATTACAGAAAATGAAATTAAGCAGCTTATTATTTGGCACGGCTACAATCTAAACGATGAAGGTAAAGCCGGTCTAGCCATTGAAGATATGGAAGATAGGATTGAACGCATTAACTATCTTAATCGCCGTCTTAAGGCAGATAAGAAGGAAGTGAAGGCAGAAGTTCAACCCAATAATGATCAGGCAGCAGTAGGAGCAGTTAAAGCATCATGGTAGCCAAGAAAACCAAGAAGCGCGGCCGAAAGCCGGGAGTTCCGGTAGGTCCATACAAAATGAGCCTATCGCAAATGATGGCTGAGATTAAAGAACTAAAGTCCAAAATAGCAAAACTAGAGAAGGTGTTAAATTAAAATGGATGAAAATACAGAACAAGAAAAGCTAAATAAGGCTGTAAAATATCTTAGTGCAGACGATGAAAAGCGCGAAAAGGAGTTGCAAGAAAAAGGCTTGAATGCGCCGCGATTGTCCCCACAGATGATTGCTGAGCAAATTCTTACTGAGCAATTTTATGTATTTCCCGGAACAGTTATGACTGTCTGTTGCCTTACGCTTCAGAATGGTTTTAATGTTGTGGGAACATCGGCTCCTGCATCTGCTGATAATTTTAATGCTGAAATTGGTCAGAGCATTGCTAGAGGTAAAGCTGTTGAACAGATTTGGCAGCTTGAAGGTTATTTGTTAAAGCACAAGATTAAGGAAGGTAAAATCTAATGCAAGTCAATTGGAACTTTAATGCTAATCAGTATAACCCTAATCAGGGCATGGCTGCGCATCCTCCCGCTCAGAAAATCCCGTTTACCATTACCAGCACTGCGATTGTTGAAACTAAGGACAAGACTGGCGCAATGTTGGTGGTTGACTTTACCTCCACAATGGGAACGGTCATTCAGCGTTATAACATTCATAACGCTAATCCCAAGGCTGTTGAAATTGCCTATGAGCAGCTTTCCGCTCTTTGCCGTGCTGTTGGTATCTATCAGATTGATGGTAACAACGAATGCGCCGCATTGCGTGGTGGTAAAGGTCTGATGGATGTAGGCTATCAGAAGGATGAAGAGCCTAGCCCTCAGTTTCCAGACCGTAAGGGCTATACTGAGCTTAAGCGAGTGTATGACATTAACGGGAACGATCCTAGCAGGCCCGGTGCAGCAACACAGGCTGCTTCTCAGGGCCAGCAGGGAGGGTTTGGGGGTCAGCCTCAGGGTCAAGCGGCTGGCTTTGGTGCCCAATCGGCCCCTCAACAGTCAGCCCCGCTTCAGCAGGGGCCTAATGGTTGGGGGCAACCTAACGCTCCACAGCAGCAGGCGGCTCCTCAGCAACAGCCGCAAGCTCAACAGGCACAGCCTCAGGGGCAGGCTTGGTCTCCCGGTGGAGCGCAGCCGGGAGCAGCCCCGCCTTGGGGGCCTAGGCAGTAATCATCAGTACCACTAAGACTAACATAACTTGGTACTGACACCTTGGGGCTGCTAATCATTATGTGCAATTAGCAGCCTCATTTTTAATTAGGGAATTAAATGCTTAACCTCTCCAACCCCAAAGACCGCGAAAAGCTAGAAGAATTACTAGCCGATGATTTAGACCTATTCTGCCAAACCTATTACGAGCAAGGTCATAGAAATCATTTAGGAGCATCTACCCTAGGTGAACCATGCTGGCGTAAGCTTTGGTACTCATTTCGTTGGGTTAAGGAGGAACGTTTTGATGGTCGCATGATGCGATTATTTAACGTTGGTCATTCTGCTGAGCCGCGTTTTGTAGCGTATCTTAGGGGTATTGGGTTTCAGGTTAAAGAATTTGCTGATGATGGAAAGCAATTCCGCATTAGCGGCAGCATGGGTCACTATGGCGGCTCACTAGACGGCATTTGTAAGCCTCCCGCTCGTTATGAAATTGAAGGTGATATTGTTCTATCATTAAGTTTTAAAACTAACGCAACTGGCAATGGTTACGCTAAAGTCGCAACAGAGAGCTTGCAAAAAGCTAAGCCTATCCATTTTGCCCAAGAATGCCAATACGGCTATAAAATGGGTATCCGTTATTGCATTTACATGATTGAAAATAAGAATGATAGCGACATAACTTTTAAAGTTATCGAGCTTGATTGGAATTACGGAAAGCAATTAGAAGATAAAGCCAATCAAATTATTCAATCTAAAGAGCCTCCACCTAGAATTAGTGAAAACCCGGCTACGTTCGATTGTAAGTACTGTAACTACGCTGGTATCTGTCATAGAGGAGAAACACCGGAAAAGAATTGTAGAAGCTGTAGAAATGCTGTGCCGGTAGACAATGCAGAATGGTATTGTTCTGCCCACATATCTAACATTCCGTCAGATTTTATTAGGAAAGGTTGTGATCAATGGCTACCGATATAGCATACAAGGAACGTGCTAGGTGCCAGTGCTTATCTTGGGCTATGGGCAATCCGTATCATAACAAAATTGACAACGAATGTACTCCTGATTTTTCTTGTTGTGATCCTACTTTGTACGAGCAAGATGAAGCTAAACGTTGGGCTATTTATCATAAACAATATGGAAGGACGAATTGAAATGAGAATAAACGTATACACTGAAGAATTAATCACTATTGGTAACAATCCTGTTGCTGCTGAAATTGTTACAGCAGACTATGTATCATCCCGCACTGGTCAGCCTATGACTAATTATGGCATTAGGATTTATTTAAAGTCGCATCCTGATTTACACTACGTTCCGCCGCGTGATGACGACCGCTCAGCAGTTACATTTTGGTGCGGACCTTCACTAAAAAACGCAGTCGATTATTGGAAATTTATTGGTCAAATGGCTTTCAATTGGAATGAGAATGGTCAACCAATGCTAGGCCCTAAATTCTACAATGATTAATCTGAGATACTATCAGCAAGAAGCACTAAACGCTTTATGACATACGAAATAGTAAAAGCAGAAATCCCTAAAATAAAAAGGGATAAAAGACTCAAACCTGATAGCCCTCAAAAGCTAGCAGCACAACAAGGCTTGGTTCATTTTCAAGGTGCTGTATGCGCTAAGGGTCACTCAGGGCTACGCTATACTAAAGGCGCTCAATGTGTCGAATGCATGGGGATCGCTCGTGGAAACCCCATCAATCCTAGAGGGCGATCTAATGTAAATCACGATGCGTCATTAAAAGCAGCTAAGGAAGGGTCTACTACTTATGTGCCAAGTACTCCATGCAAACACGGACATTCATTGAGGTATGTCAACTCTAATAACTGCGTAGAATGCGACAAACTTGCTTTAGAAAAGCACAAGCTATCTGCCAAATATGCTAGAATTAAAAAGATATACGGACTTAGTAAAGATGCTTATTTGAGTATGGTTCATTTACAAAATAGTTGCTGTTCTTTGTGCATGAGACATGAGCCTGACCATTTCAAACTTCATGTTGATCATTGCCACAATACTAATAAAGTTAGAGGTTTGCTATGTGGAAAATGTAATCAAGGAATAGGACTGCTAAATCACGATCCTGAGTTAATCGCTAAAGCAGCTATTTATTGCAAATGATAATCCCTCGTTACTATCAAACTGAAGCAATCGATGCCGTCTATAATTACTTTATGGGTCATTCAGGAAATCCGCTTATCGGTATGCCTACCGCTAGTGGTAAATCTATTTTGCCTGCCATCTTTTTTCACAAGGTATTACATACTTGGCCCAATCAACGTTTTCTTTTAATGAGCCATGTTGGAGAAATTCTTAAACAAAATATCAATAAAATTTTAGAAGTGTGGCCAGAAGCACCATTGGGGATTTATAGTGCTGGCTTAAAAAGAAAAGACACTGCTCACAGTATTATTTGTGGCTCAATTCAAAGTATGGCGCGAAACCCTCAGATATTTGGGCATCGTGATATGATTTGGATTGATGAAGCTCACTTAGTTTCTCAAGAAGAAAATTCGCAATACTTATCGTTTCTGGCTATAATGAAGCTAATCAACCCACAAGTAAAAATTGTGGGCATGTCAGCTACTTTGTACCGTATGGGGCAAGGAATGCTGACAGACAATGGTTTATTTACAGACATTTGCTATGATCTAACAAGCTTAGAAGGTTTTAATAAGCTTTTGAATGAAGGTTATTTGTGTCCTTTGATACCGTTTGTTACTAAAACTAGATTAGATGTTTCTGACGTATCTATTCAAAAAGGAGAGTTTGTAGCGACGCAATTACAAGGAGCGGTAGACAAAGCAGAAATAACTTTTGAGGCTTTGAAAGAGTTAGTACATGCTGGAACTAATCGTAAGTCATGGCTTATTTTTTCTTCTGGCATAGATCATGCTGAGCATATTGCAGAACAGCTTGGCGCTTTCGGAATTGATTGCGCTCCTGTGCATTCGAAGCGTCCCGCTGAATATAACGATGCGGCGTTAGCAGCTTTTAAAAATTATGATTTACGTGCAGTTGTTTCTTTTTCTAAAATCACAACTGGTTTTGATCATGTTGGCGTAGATTTAATTGGTGATCTTAGACCATCAATTAGCATACCGTTGCACGTTCAAAAATATGGTAGAGGTATGCGCCCTGTTTACGCTGATGGCTATGATTTAAGCTCGATAGAGGGTAGACTAGCTGCTATTAAAAACGGACCAAAACCAAATTGCGTGTGTCTTGATTTTTCACGTAATACACCGCGATTAGGTGCTGTAAACGATCCTAAAGTGCCAAATAAAAAAGGCAAAGGAACAGGAGAAACACCTATAAAAATTTGTGAAATGTGCGGAGCTTATAACCACATTTCCGCTAGAGTTTGCTGCAACTGTGAGGCTGATTTTCATTTTCAAGTTAAAATTGTCTCTAGTGCTGGTACTGAGGAATTAATTCGCGCGGCATCTACTGAGGCAGTGCCAATCATCGAAATGTTTAACGTGATAGGAGCAACTTACGTCAAGCATCCCGGCAAAATGGGTAAACCTCCTTCAATGAAAGTGACGTATTTTACGAATGGTTTGCCCTATCAGGAGTGGATTTGCTTGGAGCATCCGGGGATGGCTGGTAAGATGGCTAGAGACTGGTGGAGGAGACGGCATAAGGATGAACCACCGGCTACAATTGATGAAGCGTTAAAGTACACATCGAATTTAAAATGTCCGCGTTTTATTCGTGTGCATGTGAATAAATTACATCCTGAAATTTTAGGGGCTGAGTTCTAATGTATAAACAACCTTACCCAATTCTTCGCTCAGAAAGCCTAGAAAATTTAAAGCAATCTGTTGTCCGTTTATTCGATAAAAACAGAGTAGGCTACCCATATAAAAATTGTCTCAATTGTTTAAACTGGAATGAAGGCGCTGACATTTGTAAAAAGTATAATGCGCGACCACCAACGGAAATTATTGTTTATAGTTGTCCTGAGCATGAGGATAATGACGATATCCCTTTTTAATTTCTGAATTGGAAAAAGAATGGCAAGAAACTACAAAAGAAAAACACTAACCCTTAGGCATTGGAACATAGCTAAAGACTATTGTAACGGCGAAAGGCTAAGAGACATAGAAGATAAGTACGATGTTTATTCAGGAACAGTAGCAGAAGTAATCAGACAAATCGGAATAACCCCTAGACCTACTGGCTTTGCTTCTTATAAAATAGCTAGAGCATGGGTATTATTAGCTAGAAAAGAATTAGCTGACGCAATTAGCAAAAAAGAAACAAATGCCCCCAAAACCCAAGATACAGAAGCAAGAGCCAATTAAGTCCGATCTACTAGCTGCATTAGAATTTGTCAGTTGTGTAAGTGATAGAGTGGGAGCGCCGCATGAGACGCATATTGGCTTACGTGATAAATGGGCTATTGCCTTTAATGGCATTGTTGCTGCTGGTAGCCCTATTCCTGAAGATATCTGCTGCTATGCCCACACTCATTTGCTCCTTGAAGCACTGTCAAAATGCAGTGAAAGTTATTCACTTACCCAATTAGATAACGCTCGCTTGTCTGTTAAATCGGGTAAGTTTAAAGCTGTGGTGCCGTGCCTTGATCCTACGATCATGCACAGTGCGCAGCCCGACCCATTGATTGCGCCAGCGTCAAACAAGTTTAAAGAGGCTGTAGACGCTGTGGCAGTACTAGCTAGCGAAACCTCGCTACAGATTGTTACTGCTTCAATTTTAATGAACGGTGGTAGCGTTATTGCGACCAATGGAAAGATGCTAATGGAGTACTGGCATGGGTTGGACCTTCCTCCTAACGTTCCATTGCCTAAAGAATTTGTTAAAGCTCTTGCGAAGCAAAAGAAAAACTTAACTGGCTTTGGCTTTAGCGGTAACAGTGCTACATTTTGGTTTGAAGATGGCTGCTGGCTTAGAACACAATTATACGCTGATAAATGGCCAGATGTTTCGCGCATTTTAAACAGGGAAGCTAATCTATGGACTATAGACCCTCAGTTTTTTAACGCTTTAGATGCAATAGCTTCGTTCTCTGAGGACGGTAACGTTTATTCAAGATTAAACATGCTGTGTAGCCATGCTGATGAAGGCGTAGGGGCAACGTTTGAATGCAGCGGCATCCCTGCTGGCTTTGTTTATCCAATTAAGCAGTTGATGATTTTAAAGCCTTATGTAAAGAGCATAGATTACATGGCCAATGGTGTTCACGATAGCAGTTATTGTTTAGTGTTTGCTGGCGATGTTTGCAGAGGGGTTATCAGTGGTCGGCAGCGTCAATAACGATGGTCTAATAACCCTAGAGCGCAAGGCTCAGCTTAAACCCTACTCCCCTCGCTCATTCCCTGAGCGAGAATTTTTAACTGATGCTGAGTTGCTGTCTAATGTTGGAGGAACGCTTTTCCTTAACGTGGAAAGCTACCCCAATTATTTTCTGATCACGTTCAAGCTGCACACTACCAATAAATTTTTACAGCTAGAATGTGGGCAACACACCACTTTTAATCCAAAGCTACTTTCATGGGTAATGTACAACTATCGTACAGTTGGTTTTAATTCCATCAATTACGATTTGCTGGCATTGTGGGCAAGCTACAAAGAGCAATACGCGCCTTTTTTAAAAGATGTGACAAATGATATCATCATTGGTGGTATGCGCGATTGGGAAGTAAAAAAGAACTACGGTTTTCAAACGTTCAATACGCCGCACATAGACTTGATTGAGGTTGCGCCGCTTAAGGGAAGCCTAAAGCTCTATGGCGCTAGGCTGCATACTGCTAGCATTCAGGATCAGCCGTTTGATGTTGACAAGGAATTAAACGAATTTGAAATACAGCAGCTAAAAGGTTTTAATTGTACTCAGTTAGATATCACAGAAGAATTATTCAACTTTATGAAGGAGCGGCTAGACCTACGCGAAAGCTTAGGTAATGAATATCATGAAAACCTTATGAGCAAGTCAGATGCTCAAATTGCAGAAGTGATTTTGGTTAAAGAGGTAGCCAAGCTCAATGGCAAGCGACCGTCTAGGCAGGATGTAGAGCCGGGTACGGTTTTCAGGTACTCAGTACCACACTACATAAATTATCAAACCCCTGAGCTTAAGAAGCTGTTGGAGCGTATCAGGGTCGCCAAGTTTACTGTGCAGCTATCGGGTAAAATGGACATTCCAGAGGAAGTAACAGGGGCAGTAAATATTGGAAAAGGATATTACAGAATTGGCATTGGTGGATTGCATAGTTCTGAAAAAACTGTTGCCTACAAAAGTACTGAGAATACAGGAATAGTAGATGATGATTTTGCTAGCTATTATCCTCGCTTAATTACAACTCTTGGGTTATTTCCAGCCTCATGTGGTCCTAACTTTCTAACCGCATTCAATCGTATTATTGACGTTCGCTTAGATGCTAAAGCTAAAAAGATATTTTCAAGAGATAAAGGTTTAAAAATTGTTATCAACGGAACATCAGGCAAGCTGAGCGACGTTTGGTCTACTTTTTATTCGCCAGATAATACAATTCAAATGACCGTTTCCGGTCAGCTTGCTCTATTAATGTTAATAGAAATGCTAGAATTAGAAGGTATTCCTGTTATTAGTGCAAATACAGATGGTATTGTTAAACTTGTTGACAAAAATAAAAGAGAAACTAAAGCACAAATAATAAAGCATTTTGAAAATATATCTGGCTTCACAATGGAAGAAACTGAATATAAGAGCTATCATGCTAGGGATGTTAACGCTTATTTTGCTGTCAAGCTGGATGGAAAAGTAAAGAAGAAAGGCAACCCCTATGCTGAGGTTGGCTCACAGTCAGGAACGCAGCTAGACGTTAATCCAACGGTGCAAATTTGTTCTGATGCTGTGGAGGCTTTACTAGCTAATGGTATTCCAATTGAGCAGACGATTAAGGAATGTAGGAACTTCACCCGGTTTGTGAACGTCAGACAGGCCAAAGCTCCCGGTGCTCATAAGAACGGGGAGTATTTGGGTAAGGTGCTACGTTGGTATTATGCTAAGGGAGAAATGGGGGCAATTCATACCGTATCGGCTAATGGTAAGGTTGCTGATAGTGACGGGGCTAAGCCGTGCTTGGACTTGCCTAAGGAATTTCCAGACGATGTGGATTATGAGTGGTACATTAGGACTACTAAAGGGATACTAGAAGATATTGGGTATTTGGCTAGACCAAAACAAATTTCATTTTTTTAAAAATAAATGTTGACGTTGGAAAATAACCGTATATAAAAGGATGTATCAGCAAACGGAGCAAGCAAATGGCAATCACCACTCGCAAAATTCTTAAAAAGATTGGTTCCTCAAACCTTGAACTTACTAAGAATGCTGGTGATGGTTACTGGTACTTTATTTATGATGATAAAGCTGGAAAGTATGATACTCACTCAGTTTATGAAATGTATCTCGGTGGTGATGAACATCTGGATTTTTGGGTAACTGAAGGAAAAACCTTTGTAGAGAAGATGGAACGAATTGACGCATAACCCAATCAAAAAGGCCCCTCAGCAAATCCGCTCAGGGGCATTTCTCTTTTGGGGCTAGTCAGGGAGCCTCTTACGATTTTAACGCACCGCTGCCCCGCGCTCGCAATCCTAGCTAGTGTTTAAGCTCAGGCGGGGGCATTACACTCAGGGCAGCGCGGTTGAGGTTTTCGGCCGCTTTGGCGAGTTCCTGAGTTCCGCGCGCCAAACGAGCTTCAGCCTGCTTCAAACGTTCTTCTTGAATAGTAAAATCTTTGTCACCGCTGCCATCATCGGTATAAATTCGACGGAATTGGTTAATTATTCTATCCATCGACTCTATTCCTAATTTCATGCTTAAGCTCATCCAGCGCCCTTGCTGCATTATTTGCTGCACTTGCACTTTCATGAATAGCACTACCGATCCTGTCAGCCGCTTCTATTCTTTCGTCGTAACTTTCACGCAATTGATTTTCTAACAACTGAATGCGCAAGTCTTTTTTTTCTTCGCGCTTTTCAGATTTCATTAACATGATCCATAACACTACGCAGATCAGGCCAGCAATTCCTAGCTTTAAAAGTTCCTGATCCACATCAAAAGTTCCCCTACCGTGAAATTACGGATGACGCAAGAAGTTTATGAACACCTGCCTAAAATTTAATCAGTAGCCGCGTCATCTGCCGCGATCACAGCATCAATGTCTGCACGCCACGCAAGTTCCTGCTTTGTCATAGCGTCCCGCTCTTCAGCCGTCAAAATTTTATTTTTAAACATGATTTCATACGCGGTAATCATGTAGGGAGCTACATCCTTACCTAAATCATATGCCAATTTGGCCAAACCAATTGCCAATTGAACATCTTTTAAAATTGCTACAGGGTCCATAGTCATACTCCTAATACCGATACGCCAGTTTGAGCAATCAAGGATTTGGCAATATCAATCAAGCCTTTTAATGTAGTGTAGGCAGCTACGGCACCTTCATTGTCGCCAGATGTAATACGATTTTGAGTGTCATAGAATGCTTTTTCTACCTGAGTATCTACAGTACGAATTTGTTTTAAAAGCTTACGATCATGGCAAGGATTATTTAGCGTTAGCTTTTCACCAGTCTTACAACGAACAAGCTGAGCGTACTTACGCAAAGGACCTAGCACAAATCCATTGTAGCTATTGCGTGCTGCATCAACCTGACCCTGTGTAACTTTAAAATTTTGAGCAGCAGATAAAGTATCGGAAAGCGTTTGTATTTCCTTAGCGCAACCGCCTAAAGCTACTGCACTAATTAACAGTAATATACTTGCTAGCTTTTTCATTTTGCAATTACCTTATCGCTAGGAGCAATCTCAGCTAATTCTTTGTCCTTAACTATAATTGGTTGGGCAAGAGGAGCACTCTCAGCAGCAGCCGCTAAAAGATTAGCTGTAGCTCCCTTACTTATTTCCGTATTAGGGTCTTGCGCAGCAGTTAGCACAGCCTTAGATTGACTATCAACAGTAGCAGACTTCTTAGCCATCTTGGCTAACATAATCCCTACAATAGGAAATGCCACAATCAAAATTTGATAGAAAGATGTAGCACCGCTGACAATCATCAGCACGCCTTGATACATCTGATTAAGAGCATCCATCATGCCTTGCTGTTGAGCAGCAGACATAACACCAATGCCAGTAAGCAGACCTAAAGCCATACTCCCGTAATTGCGACCTTCAGCGTACCACTTGCCAATCGTTTCAGTTGAAATCTTCATTTTTAAAATATCCTTTATCGGGAAACAAATTCAAAATGCATTGGGTCTTTGCGTCCTTTATAGTCGCCTCCCCAAAGAGCACCTTGACGCTTAAATGCATCAATAACTATCTTAGATAATGTCGTAGTATTGTCGTATCTAAAGCCATTAGTTGAAGCAGATAAATCAATAGCGCAAGCCCAAGAATGGTTAGACCAGTTGTCAGAACCAGAAATTTTACGGACATTGAAGCACCCTGCATAATCGCTAGCGCCAGCCTTGTCTACTTGTTTCTGATCATGCTTGCATTGTTCCCAAATCTCAGCAAACGCAGCTTGGAACGCAGCCGCACACTTCTTATGAACTAGTACACCATTAATAACAGAAACTTTGTTCTTATCTTTATAGTACATTTTGTATGGAGCGTAGACCCTAACTAAATTCTGCGCTGCCCAATCTTTGTTTCTGAAGTCACCATAGAACGCACGTTTACTAGCTGTATCATCATGGGGCCATTTTGTAGGCATTTTTAAAATATCCTTTTTAATACAGAGTGTTCATAACAACAGGAGTAGTAGTCAACGCACCAGCATTATTAACTGTATTTGTACAACCATTCTTAATAGCATTACCAACTACCGTAACGTTAGCTGCACCGGCACCTTGACGTAAAACAAGATTTGTACAACCATTTCCACCTGAAATATTGAATAAACGTGCTATACCATTGTTAGCAGAACCCGGAATATTAACCTCAATACCTGTAGGAATGCCCTCAGTATGAAAACCTGTCAATTCAACAAAGCCGCCAGTAATGGCTATGCCTGAGCCAGTCATAGCCGCACCAGTTTCAACATGAACATTTCTCATATTAACTAAGGTGCTTCCATAATTGATGAGAATGCCCACATTTACAGAGTTGCCGGGGGTGCATTCGACGTTTTGCAATCCAAGTAAAGCAGCACCACCATAGCCAGTTTCAAGAGTGATACAGCGCCTAGCTCCTGAGTATATTGCAACTCGCTCAAATACGTCTACTTGCTGAATATTATTAGAGTAGACCATTGATATACCGGCATTAGCAGTTTGTGCCGCTAATGAGTATAGAGTAATATTATGTAGCCTAGATGCAAAACATGCGTTATGCATATTAGGGTCACAAATAGTCATAAAGTTTTGGGTAGGGTCCCATGCAGTACACATTTTTAAAGTAGAAGCCCACATATTATGACCTTCTACAGAAACACCCTGAGGAACTAACAAGGGAACGCTACCGCAAACTAAGGAGTTTCCGGCAGGATGAATAACCTTAGCACCAGCAGACCCACCACCATCTATGGTAGGTGAATGAATGATAGATGCAAAGTTATAGGCAGCTTGAATAGCAGCATAGTCATCTGTAGCACTAGCATCTACACCAGCGTAATCAACTTTAGCGCCAAATTGTTTGACGTTAACAAAGTTGCCAGCATCAGCTACAATTTGCCAACGATTAGCACCAGCATCAGTAAAGCTAGCTAAAGGTGTAGATACCGTACCTACTGTGTAAGTAAAGCCTGCTCCTGCTCCTCCTAACTGAGCATTGCTAGCTGATAAAACGTCACCAACGATATAACCATTACCGCCTGTATTTCTGAGTGTAACGCTGGTAACGATGCCACCGGCAACCGTAATGGATGCTTGTGCATTAGTGCCACTACCACCAGTCAAATCAACTGCTAAGTATGTAGCGTTGACGTAACCAGCGCCAGCATTCGTAATGGAGCCAGTCAGGATACGGCTATCTAAAAACCCGTTAGCAGTACGTCGTACAAATGTAGCTCCTCCACCATCGCCAGCAGTAGCATACCCTAATGTTTTAATGACATTGACGTTGGTAAGATTTAAAGAAGCAGCAGTAGTTCTAGACTGAATAGTTAAAGCTGTAGGAGTTACCCAAGTTTGAGTAACAGGATTTAGCTGGCTAATAGACGTAGTGCCGGAGCCAGAGGGAATGCAGCCTGACAGCACTCCTGTAAATAGATTGCAAGAGGACGTAACTTGAGCAGCGGTGACAACACCGTTAAAGCCGCCAACACTAGTTACACCAGCAGTAGACGAAAATTGTATCCATGTTAAAGCGTCTGTGCCAACTGTAGTAACAGCGGTTTGCAAAGCCCAACTTGTACTAGCATTAATAGAACCAGCAGTGACCAGCGTATACGATCCGGCTTTCATTTCTGCTGCTTGGTCAAAATATGTAGCGCGAGTTAATACCCAAGGAGCCGCACCACTACCAGCAGCCGTAACCGTGTAAACACCGTTCTGGAATGCAGACGCTTGATTTTTAACAAGTATGATATCGTTTAATGCTGCTACAGTTCCATCAACGGTTAACGTAGTATTAGAACCTGCTGTTAGTGTAGCTCCTACGCCTAACGCACCATTAGAGTACGTAGGCGTATTAGGAAGTACAGCAGCAGTAGCTAAGCGAGATTGCGATAAAATGTTTAAGCCTGTGGCGACGCTATCAACATAAGCCTTAGTTGCTGCGTCAGTTGGATTGACAGGAGTATTAAGCGCAGTAATGGATGTTGCACCACCAGAGATAGCAACACCAGCACTAAAAGTCTGAGCAGCAGAGAAGCTGTTAGCAGTATTGTTTAAAGGAATTGTGTTTCCGCTTGTGCCCACATTATAAGTACAAGATGTTCCAGCGTCGATTAAGTTGGCGCAACGGGCAATTGACAAATTAACATCAGGCAAAACCTTAACAATGTAGTTAATAGTCTTAGACGGTTGAACATTGGAAAATGGCACAGCCGAATAAATAATATTTAAAGTACCACCTGTTCCGCCACCACCGCTAGTAGCAGCAGGATTGGTAGGAGCAACAGAACATAGACCAGCAGTAACCAACACAGGAGCAGTAATAGCACCAGCAGATGTAGTGATATTAAACTGAGGCTGAGTAGTACAAGTGCCACCTGTTACGGTCAGTAATTGCGTACCAGCACTATAGCCAGAACCACCAGCCCCAACAGTAGCACTAACAGCAATACCGCCAAACAATGCACTAGAGCCTGTAAACGTTGAGGCTGCTGTATAAGCAGGGTTGGTATTACCTGTAGGCACGGTTATAGCGCCAGCACTAACAGTAGTTGCTGCTGTACCAGCTACATATGTACCGGCAGGAGTTACTGTGGTAACGATAGTACCAGCAGGAGTATATGGGGGAAGATTTGAAGCAAGTAACGTAGACGATTGTGAGCCACCACTACCAGATAATGAATTTGGATCAGTATAATAGGGAGGCGAAAGTTTTACAGACGCAGCACCGCCCATGTTATTTCTACCGGGCAATACAACACCGCGCAAATCAGGAGCGTTAAAAGTAGTCAGCCCGTTTCCATTACCCCAAGGATAAAACGTAGCACTAGTGGTAACGGACACGCTAGCGTTAGCTGTCAATGTAACAGTGCTAGCAGTTTTAGAAACAACTGTAGCGCCAGCAGGAATACACGCGGCTTCAACAGCAGTACCAACACTCAATTGGCTAGTATCGGCCACAGCCGTAATTGTAGAATTACCACTAACACAAGTGGCGCTTTGAGTAAGTGTAATGGCATTCAATAATTGAGTATAAGTAGCCCTGCTGAGTTCCTGACCGTAAGGGAACGCATAATTAGAAGGAGCTACTAAACCAGAAAAGGGAAGCACCGCACCAACTGCGTTGCCATCACCAACTGTAACAGCACCGCTACCACCTGCACCAGCAGAGTTAGTTACTTGATCCCATTGTTGATTACCAAGCCTGTCTTTAACAACCTGTCTGTAAGCACCATTACCTAAGATTAAAGCTCTACCAGCAGCATCTAATTGAACAGGGTTAGAATTAGGAATGGTCCCAGCGCTATCCTGCCAAGTCGTTTTCCTCGTATTGGTGCCGGGAATATAAAAATCTACCGTGCCTGACGTTAAAGGCTTGCCATTCTGATCCACAAACGTAGTCTTGGCAGGCGGTAAAATCGCCGCATTCTGAGCATAGGCAAAGTGAACCTGCGCAATAACAAGCAGGGACAAAACGAAAGTTTTAAAAATGGAATTAACAATAGTCATTGCGCTAGCTTTCATAATTTTTAAATGTCGCAACTACGTATGGATGCCTACACTACTTATCGTCATCGCATATTTTAAATGGTCTGTCATTGATCCTGTAATTTTGCAAGCTCGTTTATGGCGATACAATTCTAGACAGCGCATTTGCCCCGCGAGTAACAAGGCTAGGCTTAGGTCCCGGTATCTGACGTTCCAACGCCGCGATTAAAGCATCACGGCTAGGCCCTTCAGTTGGTAAAGCATACTGCGCATAACGAGCATTATGCTCGCGTGCTAATTTCATGCGAATAGCATCTTTAGCCATTGCTCCACCTTTAGCAGCAGCTAACAGGCCAGAACCAACACCGGGCATACCTCCCATAAAGAAGTTACCAGCCTCTACAGCCGCAACGGCAGGGGCCGATTGCATCACTTCAGTTTTAGTAGGTAAAGCAAATTGCGATTTGGAAGCAGTACGCATAGCGGTTTGGCTACCCTCCACAATCTTATTGTGGGTATTAGCTATCGTTCGTTCCTCTTGAAGCGTCTTAATTAACTTAGCTGCTTCTTCCTTGCCAAATAAAACTGCTAACTTTTCTTGGTTAAAATCCGACCGTGAAAAGCTTTCGCCAGCTAAAGCAGGATTACGTGCTGTACCAATTTCGGTAGCAATCCTAGCGCGTGCTCCTTCTCTAGCAGCTTGCTTTTCATGATCAGTTAAACCGTCAAACCATTTCTTAGTAAATGAAGGATCATTCTCCATTTTCTTAGAGCTAGAAAACACACCGTCATAGCCTTCTTTAAAGCTATCAGAAATGTGCATTTCATCGCGATACTTACTAAGAGCAGGTTTGTATTTGCCACCTGATGCAGCATCAATGTCAGCAACTAAATTATTGCGTACATTCATTAAAGACTTACCTAGCTCTTTATCAGCAGCAGTAGAGCTACGCAGTAAGCTTTCTGCTGTAGTACGCAAGCCAGATTGAAACTTGTGCAAATCTTCTGCACTAGTCCGCATTTCATCTTTGTTGCCAAGATAGGCTTTAACTTGAGCAAGCTCTTTCTTTACAGCCGCAAGAGGCAATCCACTTTCGCTAGTAACAACATTCATAACACCGGGCTTTAAAACTTTATCAATCTCAGCCATAGTGTTAGTAACGTCTACCGGCTTTGCACCAGCAATAGCAGGTTGAATTGCTTCAGTACCGACCTTCTTAGCGGAGTTAGATAATTCTAACACTTTGGCAGCCAAATCAGGCGACACACCACCAGATGTATCATATGCATCAATTACAGCATTCTTGCTACCTGCCATACGATTAGCAGAAGTCTTAGCCAGATAGTCAATTTGCGGACCATCACTAGCAAACAAATGCTGAGTGTCTTGTAATACACGAGGGGATAAATCAGCAGGACCAAGACGCGGATTAGCCTTCATCGCCGCGACAACTTGCGGCAAATTCTCAGGGCCAATATTTTCTACAAGAGTAGATAGAGCTTTATTTTTACTATAAGTAGATGCTTTATTTAAAACTGGCAAACCACCAGCTACTTTATTTACAGCATTAACGCCGACACTTCCCGCACTACCTACCCCCGGAACAGGAGTAATCAACCCTGCTAAAGCACCAGCACGTTCACCAATATTTTTGCTACCAGTAATATCGGCAACAGGAGTTGCTACACCACCTTCAATCAAACCAGTAACAGGCGAAAATACTGTACCCAATGCACCCATTGCAACTTTGCCCACACCACTAGCAGGTTTGTTAGACGTTAGATCATTTAGCCCTTCAGATACGGTAGCACGTCCTGAATTAAAGTTTTCAGCAATGCTATCAGCAATATTGGTTGTGGGCAAAGAACGGCGCGGGTTAGTCTTGTCACCCTTACCAAAGTCAGACTTAAATCTGTCCTCAGGATTACCTAAGTTATAGCCATTATTTAAAACTTTTTTAGCAGCTTCAGGCTTGATATCTTTTGGCTTACTGTCAAAATCAGCCAATATGCTTTCAATGTCCAAACCACCGCTTTTAGCAGCAGGTTTAGATTTGCCCTCAAAGTCAGCTAGAATGTCATCAAGATTTAAGCCAGCCATCATTCACCATCATAAAGCTTAGCGTCTCTTGCTAATTGAAGCGTTTCAAAGAATTTAACCGCACGCTTTTTAGCAGTACCATCGCCGTTTTTATATTCGCTCTTCATTTTAGCAACTAACTTTTCCCGCTCTTTGTCATCCATAAGATCAAGCGTTAAAGCTTTTTCATCTACAGATTGTGGGAAGTTACCAGTATGCTTAATGTAATCATCAAATTTCTGACCTTTAAATGCTTGCGGTTTTAAAATTTGAACACGATCCAACGCAATAGCATCACGGGTTAAAGCTTGAAGTGCCGGAAGTATCTGCTTTTTAGGGTTAGGGCTTCCAGCTTCAGCCAAGGTTTGAGCAGCATCAGAACGTTGCGCAATTGGACTACCTCCAACATACTGAGCTAGTTTCTTCTCCAACTCTTGACGCATTACGGTAGGATCGTTTTCAGCCTTGGTATCGACAATGCCCCAAGCCTTAGCCGCTGCTACCAAGTCATTAAACTGAGCAGTACCGGGGCCAGTTGCTAAAGCTGGCGTCATAAGTTTTAAAGCCTGAATAGCTGGCTTAATTGATTGTGCTCTAGTAGAAGAATTTAATTGATCCTTAGTATAAGCTTGCTTACCTTCTTCAAATAAAGGTGCTGTTCCAGTTGCAGCGCCAGTTGGTACAGGAAACCTATTTTCAAATGTAGTAGGTTCCATATCAGTTCTACGGATCGTAGGCCCTGTAGGACCGCTGACCCTTTCAACAGGCAGCGATTTAGGCACCATAGGAGCCGTAGCGGGAGCCGCTGAGGGGCGTTCCACAGGAAGCGGGGTAGGTACTGCCGCTGTGCCGGGAGCCAATTGGGGAGGCTGCGCGCCAAGCAACTGCGGCTGTCCTGAGGGACCGACCACCTGAGCCGTTGGAGGAGCTTGCTGCTGCACGGGCAAGCCTACAGGACGTTGACCAAATCCCGGCTTAACGCTCGTTACGGTTGGAGTTACAGTCTGTCCATTGGCACTTTGACCGGGCACACCTAAATGATAGTTAAGCTGCTCTTGTAATGTTGCAGCAGCAGTAACAAACTCATTAAAGAATGATTTGGCATTAGGAGCTTTTTGAAGCCTGTCCATATAGACTTGCTTTTGAGCTTCAGGTACCAACCCTTGTTTAACAGCATTATCGGCAACAGCAGCGTATTCCTCCTTAGTCGCATCAGGACCAAGGCTAGTCATTGCGCGTGTCATAAATTGCAAAGCAGTATTGGCATTAGCCATTTTGCCAGCGTCAATACTTTGCTTCTGCTGCTCTAATGCACCAACCTTTGCAGCAGTATCTAAAGGCGATACAGGCAACGGTTGACGATAGCTAGAGGTATCAGCTTCTAAGCCAGCCATAATTTTAAACCTTAACTAAACGGGGTAGGCCCACTAGGACCACCTAAAGTAATTCCACCACCGCCACCGCCGCTACCATACAAGCCTTTATACATAGCATATCCGCCAAGATTATTACTTAAGTTAGCGATGCTAGAACCTGTGGCATTTGCAGCAGCGGCTTGTGCATTAGCGCCACCTGTTAAAGCTGTACCAGCGTTATAAGCAGCCTTTTCGCCTAACACACCAGTTTGAGCAGCAGAATTTTGACCAACATCAACCAAGCTCTTTAATCGACTAAAAGCATTAGTTTGATTGGTATTTTGCATTTGGAAATTGTTCATCCACTCTTGGCTGTTTAGACCCTTAGCGAATGTAGCAGCACCTTTTAAAGCAGCGCCAGAGCTACCCAAACCTCTAGCAGCAGCCGAATTGGTTACAGCCCTATTGCCTTGCTTCTCCAAAAATTTGTAATAATCGCTGTTAAGAAAATCATCTGGGTTAACGCTAATGGGAGTAGTCAATTCAGAAAGGCGGGAAGTTAGCCTTCCTCCCGCATCTTCGCCCATAGCGCGATAAGGAGACAAATCTTCGCGAGTTTGCGCATACTGCTGTTGCTGCATTTGTGCAACGCGCTCAGCATTCTTACCCTGTACTTCAGCACCTTTATTAGCGCCATAGATTTGAGCACCAGCGCCGATAACTGCTGATCCAATAACCGCTGTTGCTACCCATGCCATTAGTCAAATCCTAATGCTAATTGATTAGCGTTACAAAACTCTAACCATTCTTCTTCAGACTTAGCAATAAACGTCTTTTCGATAATGCCCACATCAGTTTCATCGGTGCCGTGTATCGTTGTCCAAATACAATCAGTTATAGTGTAGGCAATACGTTTAGTACCAGCAGGAGAAACTACGGTATAAGGAGCCTCAATCTCTTGAACCGTGTCACCCATCAATACCTGAATTTTTCCTTTAGACAAAATATTTAAATTTGTAAACTTGTGAATTTCGCCAGTCAGGATAATTCCAGCCGGTATATGAAGCTCTCTAGCGTAAACACCCTTAGAAAAATGATGTACAACTTTCAATTCAACTTGGGGCTGCTCTTTTAAGAATGCTTCAGCTAGTAAAACTTTTTCTCTAGCAGTAATGGTTTTAGTAATATTGTGGATGTCCATTAATCACCCCAAAATTGAACAGTAGCGGCACCAGTCCAAGCAACAGTATCGCTAATTCTAACTGGTATAATGCGCTGACCGTTTAAGTTAACCGTAATGTCACCCCTAGTAAGATCAATGGTAGCGGCTCCTGTTATAATGACCTTACCATTAGAATTGGCAGTAAAGGGAGAAGGTAACGTAACAGCAGCTACAGCAGGAGCAGGCTGCACTAACTGTTGAAAGAAACTATTCCAAGGTGGAATTAAAAACGCCATTCCCCCTCTAACAGCAGCTAACGCAGCTTGCATATTTGGTACTGGTAATGTCATCGCAACGCCTTAACTGGTGGAGCAATGAAGCCACCGTTAAGCGCAGTAATCATATCAGCAGACCATTGAAGTTTAAAAACTCTATCCCTTGCTTGGCCTAGCTTATTCCAAGATGGTACAGCAGAATAATCACCAGTCTTACCTAGCGATTGCTCCACAGGATTACCGTAAGTCTTACCCTTATCATCAGACCAGCTAAGAAACACTTTAGGCTCAGCTTCTTGATCTGTAATAGTTCCTACTTCCATATCAGCTTGGAAGTTACCGTAAGACGTTTTCACGCCATTGGAGAAGTGAGGAAACGTCCTAATTCTGACAATTGGGTTGCCTTCATCATTAGAAACATCTAACGATAAGCGTAAAAGCTTTCCATTCTCCCAATCACCAACAAGAATAACACCATAGGCAAACATGCAGCAGTTAGCACGGGGCCTAAGCAGGTTTCCGTTTTCATCACACCAATTCCATTCATTCCACTGCTTAGTTTTTAAATCGTACATCCAGCCTTTATTAGCTGTGGGAAAAACTAAACAGTAAAATGCATGGTCGCCAATCTGAAAACAAAAACCAATGGCATCCTCTAATGTCAGATAGCTTTTAAATTCTTTAACCGTTCTAGGAGTAGAAATTTCACTTACATCATAACCTTGACCTTGAACAACAATTCCGTTGCCCTGTTTATCCTGCATGATGAAAAAAACTAAAACGTCAATGGTTGCAATCGAGTACTGAGCAGCGCAACCATGATCAATGTAGGCACCTTGCTGTTGCTGGAAATAGAAGTCAGCGGCACCAGTACCAATCCAGACTTCAGACGTTAAGTTACCAATAAGCCAAAGCTCACGATGTACTACAGCAATGCCCACAATAGGATCGTTGAAGCCAGCTTTGGCAGCAATGTCTAATGGATCAAACGCGCCAACTGTGCTGAGTAAGGCAAAATCAACGTTAGAGCCTGTAATATAAAACTGATTAGTAGCAGGGCGATTAAAAATATAAAATGTATCTAACAGCGCAACATAGTCAGCCCCATAGAAATTAGGGTCTGTAATCTGAGCAAATGCGTTAGTGTTGATATCGACAACGTAACCATTAACGCCGTCTACCAAGACAACTGTTAAACCATTGTCAGAAAATTTAACTTGGCTAAGCCTGTCAGCAATGACGCCAATCAATACTACAGTTTGATTGTTCAAAACGTAGTAAAGGTTAGGGCCTACCACGCAATAAGCAGTCCCGATACTAGTACGATACATACCCCGGCTAGACCTAACAAAATTAGGATCAACGTATAATACCGTTCCGGGGGTAGGATAATAGGTAACTTGTGTGGGGGCCTGAGTATCGCCCTCATTAATTTCAGCATAGAGGTTTACACACTCTTGGCCTGATGCAATAATGCTCCTGCCAGAGTAGGGGGTACTAATTAAAGGTATCCGCTCTAAGCCTGCTGGCATTATCTCGCATCTGCATTAAATATGTAGAAACCACCGTTATTGTTAAAGCGCAGAGACGATGGCATTTGCAATTTAGAAATTTGTAGATTAGAATTTTTAATAGTATTAAGAGCTAATACCGCAAGCTTGCCCTGCACGGGATTAGCCGGATATTGATAAAAGCTAGTGATCCTGACACACAAATTATAATGTATAGCTTCCTCGTACTCCTCAGGCATATTAAATTCAGCATCTAGGCTGTCAGTAACATCAGTTACTTTAACAATAAACCCAGAGCCTACCCCGCCCATAAGAGCATTGTTTAAGGTAAGAGTATCATTAATCTTGTAACCATCACCGGGAGTATGGATAGCGTCTATGGTAATTATTCCACCAGCCACAGTAACGTCAGCGGTGCCACCACCGCCAAGGCTGCTAATATTAACGAAAGGGATATCCAAATATGAACCGTCAACGTACCCCGTGCCATTAACGGTTTTTTCTACTGCTTCTAATTGAATAGTAAAACCAATCGGCCCTTTAACGATTAAGTGAATTTCATAATCAGTAGACGGAATAGGCCAAATAAACACATTGCCTACCGGGAACGCATTATCATAAAAATAATACGTAGGCCAAGTATTCAGTTGCTTAAGGCTAATCTGAGAGTAATCCTCATAACTCCAAATCGGAATTAGAGGATAGCTAACATCATTAGAACCTGAATTAAATTGTTTAAAATAAGCAGATTGGATTTTGTCAGGACGTAACGAATTGTAGTATTGACCGGGGCCAATGCCATTAGAAATAGCATTGTTACCCCTAGCATAAACGTCAATAAGGTTAGGAACAATCCAACGGCGTTTTTGCCATTGCGCTAGCATACGGATTAAAAGAGTATAACAATCATTAATATCTTCAGAGTTGGGGGTTTGGCCTAAACCAATAACCCCCGCCTCTTTCATCGCCAGTGTAACAAAGTCACGGGCAGTAGCCATTACCAAGCCTTAGTAGGAGCTTCAGGAGTAGCAGGAGCATCGCCAGCTAACTTAGCTCGCTCAGCCTTCTCTTCTTCCTCGTTATTAACTATCACACTGCCCACATACATCGGATACTTTGTATGCCCAAATTCATTTAAAATGTTAGGGTCTTTACCAAAGCCGGGATGTGGATTAGAAACATTCCATTGCTGAAAGTCCTTTGGCCTACCGTCTAAAACCATATCCTCAAACTTTAACGGAAGGTCCTTAGGCTCAGGAAAGGTAACAAATGCCATTGTAGATTTTCCCTATTTTATTTTAATTTTAGTGTTGACAATCAAAAGTAGACGTATATAGTACCAATATCAACTGAAGGAGAGAGCAAATGTTTAAATTTAAGGTAACTTGCAGCCAAAAGCTTGATGATGGCGATACTGCTTTGGTTGAAGAATATAACTCCAATTCTTTGACCGATATAAATGATATTATCGGCCAGTATGCAGAAAGAGCTACCAGTAAGAGTTACGTTGACAGTTTTACAGTCAAAGTTGAAATTATCAAGTGAGTAAGGGGGCCTAGGCCCCCTTAACCTTTTCAATTACACCCTATCGGCAATAACACAAAGCCACTCAGGGCGAATATACTTGAAGCCAAAGAGCACATCCAAACGGGTAGCTAACTGGTCAGTCATCGGGAGATAGTCGGTCAGCATACGCATAGACACACCATCGTAGCTGGTGCGGGCTGCTTCTTCAACCGCCTTCTTGGGCATAACCAAGTCAGCAGAAGCCATCGTAACTGCCTTCTGAGTGTAGGCAAGCGACTTACGATAGACACTAGAAGCAGGTGTAACTAAACGCATCTGAGCACCGTTAATGGGCGATGCATCAACAGTCTGGTACTGCTGCTCAGGACCACCAGCAACAAACGTTGTGGAGGGGATCAGACCGGGATAAATCGGAATGACAGTAGCGAGGGTAGCAACGTCAGCCGTAACAACAAATTGACGCAGAGTTCCCAAGCTATCCTTGGTAACACGGTTGACAGCATTAACACCGTCAAAAGTGATAATGTCGCCTTTCTTAAGCGTACCAGTGATGGCGTTAACAGTGATGTTACCACCACTGGTAGAAGTAGTCTGGTTGCCACCGTTGACAGTACCACCAGCAGAGAATGTGCCGGTAGTATGCTTGATAACAGTCTGGTCACGGAAGAAACGATCAAAGCCCAAACCAGACTTCATCATACCACTACGGAACTGTGCAGAAATTTCCGTAACGGGATTGAGCAAGCCAGCCAATGCACCAACAGCGCGGCTATCAGAGGTAGGGTCTTGAACGCAACGGCGATCAAGCATGTTAGCGCCTTGGTCATCAAGTACCGCGTTGGCACCTGTGAACTGATCCATAGTCGGGGAAATGATGTTACCAGCACCATCAGTATTGGCCACAAGGTTACAAACACCACCCTCAGAGCCACGCATAATGGTAGAGGCAACCTTACCGCAAAGAGCATTGACCATCGGGGCCATAACCAACTCGCTGTAGCGGTCAATGCTCATTGTACGCTCAGCAGTGGTGTAAGGCGTAGCAACGTTCTTCTGACTGGAAACAGTCAGCGAAGTAAACTGTTGCGTATTGTCCTGCAACTGCATCGCAGGACCATCGGTAACGATGAAGTCAGACGGCAAACGGATACGAAGAGTATCACCAATCTTTGCACCGTCGATAGCGAACTGGTCATCATACTGAGTATCCATGTTCATAATGAACAGATTACTATTCTTAAACAGCATCACCGCTTCAGCAGTGATCATATCAATCGTGAGATAGACGTTCCCAGCCATTGTGGGTATTCCTTATGAGGTTAAAATTGAAAATATTGATTGTTGAGAATGCTTGCTGCTCAATGCAAACAATTACTGAGCAATCAATAGCCAATTTTAAAACCCGACTAAGGGGGCTAGAAACGTATAAACAGGGTCTTTGATCCGACCAAGAGGATGTGTGCCCACACTAAAATCAAATTTTTAAATCGCTGTCAACATCATTCCAGCGTCTTTTGGCAGCTTCGCTCATTTTCATTCTTGTTTCTTCTGAAACGTGCTTTCCACGATTGCCAGCGGCGATCTTAGCCTTATGCTCAGCAGATTTAGGAACACCTCTGATGTTGATCAATCTAGCTTCTATCTGCTCTTGGCTATGTTTTCTACCAGCGGCGTATTTATTTCCTTTGCGCTGCTCAGACATTTTGCGCTTAGTTTCTTCAGAAGCCTTGTAGCCTTTGTGGGCATTAGACATATTTTGTCTAGCTTCTTCAGTATGCTTATAGCCGCGCATACTTCCACCCAAAGGAGCGATGTTGTATTCAGGCTTTAAAAGTTTACCCCAATAAATTTCACGTTCATTTAGCTTAGAAGCGTCATCTAGTACTTCTAAAACCATAAAAATAAAATTGTTTTCACCGTACTTACACCAAGCACGTTGAAGCAAAATACTATGATGGTAAAAACCCCGTAGGGACTTCCGATGTTCTCTCCATCGAAAATCCCTATCAGAAGCTTGACCTATGTAATGTTTATCATCAATTACGTTGATGATTGCGTAAATGCAAATCAACTAAAACCCCTGAGCCTTACGCTTCTCCATCATCATCTTTTGACGCTTAGCAACGTAAGCATCCATGTTCTTAGTATCAGCTTCCGTTAATTGGCTAGAAACAACCCTACTTCCCTTGACAGGTTCACCGGGAGCTTCAACCTTAGAAATTTGCTTCTTGGGTTTCTTCTTTGCTTCTGTCAATTTAGTTGAAATCTCCACTAAAAGCTTAGTCATTTTAGCAGGTTTGGCCAACTCATCATCATTAGCGACATAGGCCAGAACTTCACCGCCGTTATCCATATCGGCAAGCACGCCAATCATGAATGACGGGATAGGGCCGATATCTTCAGCAAGCTCATTAATTTTTTCATCGAATTGTTTATCAACTTTATTAGCAACTTTGGCTAACGCATCACAGTCAGCTTCAAATTTAGCCTGTAAGTCAGCCAATTCCTTATCAGCCATTTTCTTAGCTGCTTTGGCTTCAGCCTGAGCTTCAATTTCTTCAGCCGTAAGCTTCTGATCAGGATTAGCGGCTAGTTGTTCTTTCAGTCTAGTAACTTCAGCTTCAGCAGCTTTCTTTTCAGCTACAAGCCTATCAATGCGTCGCTGTGTACGGTCCTGCTTACGTTGCGCCTTAGCAGCTTCCTTTTCCTTAGCTTCGCGCTCTTTCTTCTGCTCCTCAGTTTCATCTTCAGGAGGAGTTACTTTATTGTCATCTTCTTCGCCTTCTTCGCCTTCTTCGCTTTCGTCATCGTCATCCCCATCTTCTTCGCCAGCTTCATCGCCACTTTCGTTATCTGATCCGTTGTCAGCGTTTTGCTCACCACTATTAGCATCCTTTGCCGGAATGTTACCCTTAGCTAACTGCTCACGCAAAGCAGCTTTAGGGTCAGAGCCATTGCTGTCTGTATCTCGCAGCATCATCGCTGAGAGGGAAACACCGTTCATTAAGTTTTTAAACATTTTGCTTCTTTCTGATTTCTTCTTCTATTGCTGTTTTAATTTTAAAATATTCAGGATTGATAGGAGGAAATTCCATTGCTTTAATATTATTTGCTTTGTCAAACTTTTTATGTTTGCTAGCTACCTCCCGCAGCTTCTCTGCTTTTTCCATATACTCTAGAAAAC